ATTCGATAAATGCGTGCGCTTTTATCTATTCAACTCGATAAATTTGATCTTTATTCCATTTTTCAATAATATCCCTAATTTTATCACCTTCTGGTGCTAATTTTAACTCTCTCCATAGGATACCAGAATCCATACATTTACGCAATCCTACGATTGTATATCCAACTATTTCTTTAGTTTCAGAATCTCGACGAATTACAACACAATCACCGACTGTTTCACCATAACTTTTACGAGACTCTCCTAAAGATATGTATAATACATCACCATCGGCATCATAATCTATATCCAAATTATCCTCTGATTTGTTCTGCTGTTCTCGAACTTTCTCTACCATATCCCAAAGCAGTTCTGCTGTCACATCAAAATCTTCTTTTAAGTCTTCATCCTCCGTTGCCGAGGTCGCTGCATCATATATGTAAGCTAAACAGTCAAACACATACAATAAATCTTCATAGCAAGCCTTGGTTTCTTCGTTTTTACTCAAGAAAGTTAATAATGATTCCCATATTTCCAATCGTGTAATTAAGGTAGGAACTAATATATCCAACTCTTTCAAAACACTCTCTATCATAATATTCACCTCCTCTACACTTTATGCACAGATAGAAACGCTTTAATAACTTCATATATTTCTTCTCCTCGTGGCAAAGATTTCAGAATAATCCAAAATTGATCATCTTCTAATAAACTTTTGAACCATACAAATGTATATCCTACAACCTTTTGAGTCTTAAAACTTCTACGCACTATTATGTTATCATTAATCACATCACCATAACCTGGACAAGCTCTTCCTATGGATACATATAGAACATCATTATCGTCATCATAATCAATGTGATATGCAGTTCTTCTATCATCATAGGTAACTACTGCAATCCATTCTTGATAAGCATAGTCATAGATGATATAATCTACACCTTTACAATTCTGTGAACTGGACAAGTCCATTTTGGTATACCTCCTCAACTCATCACAAATCATTGCAATTTAGTGGCAAACTGAATAACTCCATCTTGAATCATAGAAGGAGATTTATCTCGTAGTTTATTCCGATACCAACATTGTCCTATCTCTGAGAAGAAAATATCATCATTGACTTTAATCAGTACAATGGATTTACCTTCATTTCCTACCCAAAGATAAACTCCAGGCTCATAACCTTCAGGATTTATTTGAATATCTACATCTAATTCGGTATAAGAACGTAAAAATTCGAGTAGCTCATCTGGTACATTATATTGACTCAAGAATTCTGTTACATTATACGAGTGTGATTTTAACATTTCACTCACCCCCATTACAGACTATAAAAGCAATTATAGATTAATCAACAAAATCAATTTTTACACCAACCACTGAATACGGAATTATCTGAAAATCTATATTCAAGTCTAATTCAGAGGAAAGCAAGTAACTTAATAAAGCACAAATCCGTGCCCAAATCCAGCGTTCTGTTTGCCAATCTCCTGTTTGACCTTGTCCTGTCCATTTGTCTGCGCTTCCGAAAAATGTAATAAAATCTTTTTCAGATAATACCAATCTTAGATCAATATCTCGCGGTGTATCCAAGGCTAAAGCTGATCCACATAAAATAACATCCCCATTAAAATAACGAGCTATATTTTGTAGTAATTTATTGCTCGCCAATTTGCGTATTAGTTCTCTTTGCTTAGGTTGTTCCTTAATAGTCTGCTCACAGGCTTCATATAAAGCTTCCCGAACAAGATCAGGATTTAAATCATCTAAAGAAGCTCCAATCTTAAGTAAATCATGTACTATACTTAACTTTGATGTATTCTCCATCTTATTCATCTTCTTTCGACTTATCTTTTGTGCTGACAACAAGCCATAAATCACCATCTATACTATAAACGTACAAAATCCAATCAAGTTCATTAGTAGGATATTTGCCCCTGGTATACGATATTTCGAATAAGTCTGCAATACGCAACTTATATTGTTTTTCTGAAATACTATATTCCTCTGAATATGTATATGACCCTTTAACATATACACTTTGAGATGTTATAGAAGCTATAAAGCTGTTTTCAATATAAACGTCGATCCAATCTAATGACCAATCAATTCGTATATGCGTTGAATCTTCTTTCCGTAATATGAATTCCCATGTACCAGAAGTGCCTTTCACAAAACCTTGTCCATCATAAACACGCGCAATCATATAAATCCCTCCTTATTCTTCCTTTTTTACAAAAACTTTCTCAGAATCAAACTCACATGTTTTAGGTGGTAATGTATCATCTACTCCAGGACTATAACTTAAATATGATAGTGGTGGTAGAATTTTAAATACCAACTTATCAATATCTGGCGAAACCTTAATTTGTGGCATTCTTATTAGATACTTTTCAGAATCAAATTTAAGACCTGCAGACTCTATTACATTGATCCAATAGTTAGAATAATCATGCACAATCTTCCGTGCTACTCTTTCTGGTACAGATTTCCATCCGTTTGAACGTTTGTACTTATACTTTTCTGTGAGCTTTACAAGTTTTTCTAACGGTTCTGTATCTAATTGAACTCTTACACGTTTTCTTTTGGACATATCATTCACCTCCTTGCAAAATATGATAATGTTTCAATAAGGTCCTCATGATTATCTATAACTTTAGATGAGTTTCTAAAAACATGTATACATTAATCACCAAACAAATCTGTATCATCTTTAAATAATTTATAATGATTTATTAGATGTCTGTAACTACGCTTTTCTGCAACTATAGGGTCTTTGATTTGAGCAAATTTCTGCATTGCAATTTGTGCTTCAGTATGTGAAGAAGTCCATACGTGATCTACTAATCTGTGAGGAGGTACACGGTAACGCCTGCATACGAATTTAATGAATTTTAAAATACTCAGTACTATTAATTTTAATAGTGTTAAACACGTTTTAATAATTAATTTAAACATTTTTAAGCCTCCTTTCATTATGGCATTAGAATCACACTCATACATTTTCCTTATATTCCTTTACGACTATTAACCAATACCTCAAACACCCATCTTCAGGTATATCCGTCATTGTAGCTGTCAAAGGCGATCCTGTATAATCTATTACTATAGCCCAGTCTTCATTACCTAATTCTATATGTTGTTTTGCAGATCGGATACTACGGCCAAATTTATGTGTCAATACATTATTCAATGTGTCATCAAAAATAATCCACTGTATTTTCTTGGCTTGATCAACAATCCATCGGGCCTCTGCTTCAGTAATAGACAAAATAGATACATCATATAAACGTCGTTTTTTTAATACAGACCATATATGATCCGTAATATATAGCATTATCATATCACTCCTTCGGTTTTAATCATCTTCTCACCGTCCAAAGTATAATTCACGTAAAATACTGGCTAAATTAACTCCTTCTATAATTGTTGCTGGCCACTTTTTAATAGAATATGTATCTTTCAAGAAGGTGTATGTTACAGGCTCCAATTTCTTATCAGACTCAATTAAATTCGCTGTGATCTGTTCGTGCCATGTAGCTTCAGCTTGTATAGAAGAAACCGCATTTGTTGAAAGTTTTGTAATAGTTTTAAAACGTGCAACACCTTCAAGGAAATTCAAATATGTGATATCATTCAAAAGCATCCATACATTGAAATCATCATAATTACCATAAATAATTGTTTTATCTTTATTCTGTTCGTAGAATTCTACAACTGCTTCTACTAACTCATCTGGATCAAAATTAAATGTAGATTGTTCTATGTTTGTTCCAGTCTGGTAAACTTTTACCTGAAAAACATGCTTAAGAAAATCAAAAAACCACGGTGGCACCTCAATATCTCGATCATTAGATAGACAATATTCAAAGAGATAGTAATGTGTCCAATCCCATGATATCAATGTAGGTATAAATTTGTCTTCTTGTAGCTTATAGGTCATCCAAATATTAGTGACTTGAAGTTTTGTATCAAGATAAGTTGCCATATTGTCTAAATCAGATTTTCTTTTAATTATTAGTTCAATATTGGTTAATACGGTTATTGTTTTTTTATCAGGAACAAGTACTCCATCATCAAAATGTACTGGGTTATTTTCAGGACGCCAACGCATTATAATTGTTTCGGGTTTAGAGCTTTCTGGAAACATATCCCATCGAACTTCAAATACAGGTGCGCCATTCACGAAATCTTTCCACTGATTATAAAAATCATAAAATTTTCGTATACCTGCTTTCTCAAACATAATATCAGCCTCCTTATGAATTAAACTTTCCATCCAATTTGGCACGTAACTCTTCAATTTCTTGCATTTCCCATTCACTTAAAGGTTCAAAGCGTAATACAATTTTATATCCTAATAGAAAAGCTATACGTACCATATCCTTGAGAGATAAATAAGTTGTATTTGATATCAAATCATAAGCCTTTGTTTCAGACATATATAAATACGTAGCAAATTCAGTTATATTATCTGTGTGCTTCGCTTGCTGCTGCAAGAACCACTGAATGAACTGAATCTGAACACAACGATAATAACGACGTGTTAAAAATGCCATCCGTAACCGAACATAAAAGAAGTCTTGAATCATGTGCCATAATGTGTTCAAAATTTTACACACTATCATCATCTCTCAATTGTTTCCATTCTCTACGTATTTTAGCCATGGTAACTATATCCTCAATTTGTTTATCAGACAAATCCGATAAGATTGAAATTACTATTTCATCTATTTCAGTGTCAAAGTTTTCTTTATGTGTTGTACCATTTTCATTGAGAAACTCTGGAAAAGGATACTTGAATAATCCAAATGAACAAATCATAAGAACAGCAGCAAAAAAACGTCCCCAAAAATCATGCTTATGTAAAGCATCTATATCATCAAACGCTAAATCATCCAGAGATTTAAACATGAAATATACTGTCAATCGTGCCGAAAGAAAAGCTATAAACCAAGACATCAAAATAAATGTTTCTATTTTTAGCAACATCATATCATCCCTCACAGAATCTCATATATATGAAATTTAGGTTCTTCATCATCAATTGCTGGGTAGCCATCTATATAATCTCCATAGTCATATGTCTCTATTATAGAATAACTGCATTTAACCAATGTTACATTTTCATCCATCTTCAAATCATCTGGTACAGGATCAATTTTAATATCCAAAAATCTCTCTATTGCAATTTTAACTCCATCATAAGCAAAATCACCAAACACTTTATACTGAGGCAACATAGCTAAAACATCTTGCGTTGTAACAGGAGTTATAAAAACTGTTTGTTCTTCAGCAGGCATAAATATTTCCTTAGGTAAAGTATCTGTAAGCACTAAAACAGGCCCAAAAGTTTCCGTACAATAATCTGTGATACGTTTGATATTCTCTCTAATCTGTTCTGCATATGCATCATTCCATCCATTATATGCACTATATGCATCATCACCAAATTGCAGCTTTAGTAAGTATAAATACAATGTAGCTAATCGAGCTTGTGTGTATGGAAAATCTATGAATACATTTAAAGGTTTTTTCTTAAACTCTTCCCGCTTCAAATGTGGGAAATAACTCCAAACAAACCAAATAGCTTCCCAATGAAGTTGAAAATATCCTACGGCTGTGCCTTTATCTCCCATAATGTTTCTACCAGAACTTTCAGCTTCTAAAATAGCAATCATTTCTATGGGATGTACTTTAATAATAGAATTAAATTCCTTAGCATCTTCGATACCATCATATATACCATCAAGAAGTTCTTGAGCTCGTTTTTCAGATAAATATAAATGCGTTACCAAGTAATCCTGTAATGTTTTCCTATAACAAGTATCTGCTCCAGATGTCAATACACTCACTATCAAAACACCTCCTATTAAAATGAATTTCACGCTTTTTCCTCCTTTCCTTTTTAATTATAACACAAAAAATATGATTATTATGTCTATAACTTTACAATTTGAATTAAGAATATTTAACAATATTTTGCTTAAGCATTTTTTGTATATCATCTTTTGAACTGTGTATAAGTAATTCGTTCAAATCCTTAATAGAATCATCAATTGTTTTCCAATCAAACATATACACATCAATGTAGTTACATAACTGTCGAGCAATGTGTTCTTGTTCCTTCTGTGCATCTCTGTCATAAGCAAGAATCACCTGTGGCCACGTATTTACTATAAGATATATCTGCTTCTTGCTTAATGTCTTTCCGAATGTAGCTATTCCATTATGCCCAGCAGATATTGCATCAAATATACCTTCTGTTATAATAACATGCTTATACATACTGGCTAAATCATAATTGAAAACATAATTATGTAACTGACTATTGGGTGGATTATAATATCGTCGTTTCTTATCTGTGGATTTATAAGCCCTTCCCTGCCAAGTTACCCAATGTCCTTGATGTATAATTGGAATAATAACATAATCTTTAACTTTATCAGTAAAAATACCAAAGTGATATAGCTTGATATCATCTGAGGTAAGTCCTCGATTCAATAAGTATTTATATGCTTCATGATTCTTATCTAAATATCGAAATGACTTAAATGCTGAATTCAATTCTTCTTTCACATATAACTGTGAAAAATCATCAAGCTCTTGTACTAACACAATATCAGATGTTATAGCTATATTTTGATACGGTAGTTGTAATAACCATAATAATGTTTTGTATGATCCTCGTTCACCACAACGATGACAAATGAATTGTCCTGTGATACTATTAACATAAAGATGTCCTCGTCGATCAGGTCCCATACCATTGCGTTCACAAAAAGGACATATAAAGACTACTTCTTCTCCACCTTTAGCTACACGCCGCTTTTTGAGCTTTGTTTCCAACAATTTTACATCTATCATAGCTGACTCAACACTCCTTCCAGATCATCTAAAGAGTCTAACTCTATTAATTCTCCCCAATTCTTACCTATTGATATATCTACTTTTAGACTAATTCCACGCATCCAGGAAAAATCATAAGACTCCATCAACAACTTAATACGAGGTAATAAATTTGATACTAACTTCCTATTTATTGATAACATTATAGAATCATGTACAGTATTTACAATATATGCATCCATTCCTTTTAATAATTTATGTATCTGAATCAATGATAATAACGTAAAATCAGCAGCTGTACTCTGAATGATGTAATTAATTGCTTGCCTTTCAGTACGTGCTCGTATTTGTGCATTATCCGAATCAATTTGTGGAAGATGACGTACTCGTCCAAAAGGAGTCATAATATATTTCTGTGTGCGTGCTGTAATTAAAACTTGATGCTCAAATCTTTTTACCGCGGGATAGATTTTGAACCAGGTGTTTACAAATTGAACCATCTCCTGTTCAGTCCGATTCAGCCGTTTCGCTAATCCTTGAGGTGTACTTCCATAGATTATAGCAAAATTAACCATTTTCGCAAGTTGACGTTCTTCATCTGTAACTTGATCAATAGGTTTATTATATACTAAAGCTGCAGTTTGACGGTGTACATCAATACCTTCAATATATGCTTTAGATAGTTTTTCGTCCCCAGATAACATAGCCATAACTCTGAGCTCAGCCTGACTATAATCTATATTAACAAGTATATGATTATCATTATCTGGAACAAAAATCTGTTTTATCAATGCATTTCTTGGAATCTGCTGAAGATTGGGATTAGAACAACTCAATCTTCCTGTAACTGTAGCTGTTACATTATATGTAGGATGGATACGTCCATTCTTTACTATATCATTCTCCAAATAAGGAATAACATATGTCTGCATAATCTTATTTAATTCACGATATTGCAGTAAGTCTTTCGCAAATTCTATATTATAATTCTCAGCTAAATATGTTAGTGTCTGCTTATCCGTTGATATTTGCCCTGTCTTAGTCGTTTGAATCACAGGTAGGTTTAATAATTCAAAAATTTTAGCTATTTGTTGAGGAGAGTTTAGATTTATATCATCAATATTAAGTTCTTGTTTAACTTTTTCAATAACATCATAAGATTTTAATTTAGCTTCAATATTTGAAATTGTTTGTTCTAATTCATTTTTCACTTTATGTAAGCGTTGTACATCTACTGCAAATCCATGTACTTCTATGTCATGTAATACATGTGTCACATTATAAAGCATCTTAGTTACTAATTTGTTATGAGGCTCCATCTTTGTCAATAAATAATCGTGTAAATACAATGTAGCTAAAGCATCTTTAGCATTATATTCCAAAAGCTGCTTCAATAAGTAAGCGTTAGGTAATGTTTTTTGTAATAATGATAAATCAAATTGCTTATGATCTTCTAAACCTAAAAGTCCTAACAATGCAGAAAGACTGTGTGTTCGAGTTTCTTCATTAATAGTATAATGCATAATCATCGTATCTGCAATGGGCATGCTTACATCGATATCAAGAATCTGCTTTAAGGCGTTCATATCAAATTTTATATTATGTCCAATCTTAACCTTGTTAGTGCTCATAAGTTGTTTTAGTACTGAAATTACTTTAGAACTATCAATAACAGAAGCTCCGTTTACAGTGGCTTGTATAGGGAAAGCATACCCTTTATTATTAAATGCAATAGCACAGGTTAATATTTTAGCGTCGGGTTTCCAGATATCTAAATCAGTAGTTTCTACATCAAATGCAAATTTATCTTCAGTACTATGAATTAATGCTGTAAGCATATCTATGATTTCTTGCTCATCCATGAGCAACTCAATATTCATAGGCTTTTCTGTGGGAGAGTTTAATACTTGGATAATATTCTTCAGAAGGTTTGCGCGTAAAGTTGTATTTTCCTGATACATATCTAACGTATACAAAGGTATAATATATGCATCAAATTCAGAAGAATAATGAGCTACATTAAACAATCGAGCTTTTGTTGTATCTTGCAAAATCACAGACGCAGCATCTGCACCAAAGACAAGTATGAACTTAGGCTTCAATATCTCCAATTCTTTACGTAATATAGGCAGACATTTTCGCAACTGTGTTTTAGTAAGTTTACGCTGAACAGGACATTTATATAAGCTCGTTAAATGTATCTTATCATTATCCGAATAATGTAATCGCAATTGATGTACTAATGCTTGCGCAACGACATGTTTTAAGTTTTCAGATGTAGGTACAACTATCACAATATCAGCAGGAATAATTTTTATACTCTCAGGTATATTACTCAATGTTTTCAAAATTTCACAATCTTTACATTGCATTTTTACACCTCCTAAACAAATTTATCCAAATCAAACGTATCAACTAATTTGGTTTGATCTGATGATCCTACTAAATCTCCACTTTCAAAATCAGGAATAAGTATCTGTTCAATAGCTTTTCGACTACGACGCGACTTAACTATACGAGCTCGACGTGAGCCATCAGGTAGAACTTCAATATGTATAACTATATCAGCACGATTAACTTTTTCAATTGATCCAGATGTATACTGCAATCCTGTACGATCTGAATGTTTCATGGCTTCTTTATTTAATTGTGATGCAGTCCAAATTCCTACATTATAATGTAAAGCTAAACGCTGTAAATGAGCGTACAATTTCCCCAATTCGTCCCAAAGCATGCCATTACCCATACGAAATAGATCAGCATAATCCAATACTATTAAATCAGGAAAAGCATTTACCAATTCTAATTGCTCTAACTTCTTTTCAAAATCATATATACTCATTTCAAAAGGAGCACTACGAAGAATATACAAATTACCTTTTAATTCATTCTGAACATAATCAGCCATAAGTTCAGCAATCTTAGTTCCATATGTTTCTATATATACTGAAGATACATGCAGAACTAATGTAGCCAAACGTTTTAATATTTCTCGCTCACTCATTTCCAGAGAGACAAAAATTACATTATGTCCCTTACGGGCATTAATATGCGCTACATTCAATAGATACCAGCTTTTTCCGACATTTGTGCTGGCTTGTAATACACCTAATTCTCCGCGACCAAGGCCTCCTTGTAGTGCAGCATCAATCTGGGGTAATCCTGTTGGAAATTCTCTCATAGCTTCTAATGTTGAGTAAATTTCCTGTATCTGATTAATATCCTCTTTCAGGCTGAGTAAAATACTTTGCTTAGGTGCATATGTTAGTGCTGTATATAATTTGTTCAGATAAGATACACCTTTATCTTTGGACATTGTAGGTAATACATGCTTCGTTGCTGTATAGAATAGAAATTCTTTAATAATTTCATCTGCTTGATCTTCAGACATTGATTCATCTGGAACATTCATCAAGAACTTACGAAACAAATCACGTTGTTCTGAAGTTAAACCTAAATCAATTTGTTCTAATTCAATAATTAAATTATCTATCGTATAATAAGCCTTCTTAGCTTGATTATACTTATTATATAAAACACTTAAGAAAAAACTTAATTCTGCACTCTCTTTGGATGTTCCTTTTAAGAGCATCGAATCTAACAATCGCAAATAATGTGGATATTGCATGAACGCTGATAATATCAAAGTTGCCTGCATATTAAGGCCTCCCGAAAGGTGCTTCATACTGCTCAGGATGCAAGCCTGGTATCCAAGTTTTGCGTATCAAGTCCAAAACATATGCTCTTTCTAATTGAGGATCAAAAGTTAAGAATTCAACACGACGTAATAAATCATACGCTTCACAATATTTTGCTTCTAATGATTCGTGAGTCATTTTCTCTAAATCTTCTATAACAGAAAAGTATATCATATATCGAGTTGAAATGACTTCATTGTATATACGTCCCTGTTCATCAGGTAACTCAAGTGTTCCTTGATGATATCTATAACTAAGATATACGAGACTGTAATTCTCAAGTAATTTCTCCCAATTATAAACATTATTTGAGTAGGAAAACTTAGCCCCCAAATATATCCCGCGCATAACTGATAAGGGCAATGTGACAGAAATATACCTATCTCGTACTAACTGAAGTAATTCTATTTGTACTGCTTTGCTTAGAAAGTGTGTAGTATAATTATCTGTATGTCTAAACTGAATAAATGAATTAAATACTCTTGATGAAAGAATCACAGATGTATAAGGTCTTTTTATATATTTGCATATAAATTCTGCATATTCTTCAGGTAAAGCACTGTGATATTCTAATTTCTGAGCAAGATCATCCCATTTGTTTTCTTTTCCAACATAACGTGGTAAAGATGTTGTTCTTCGAGTGTCTTGACACATATAACTATAAAGAGGAATAACATGACATATACGTTTATATGCATCATAACCTGTCATTTTATCGTTCCTCCTTTAAGAAAATTCCATTTAATCAATGCCTCACGAAAATAGTCCAAAGGAAAAATTACTAATCCATCCTTAGTAAGCATATGTGGTATAGCAGATAAATCACCCTTAATCATAGAATAATCAATTAAGACATAGCGTTCAAATCGAGGTTGACTGAAAATAAGTACTGGCGTCTTGTTTTCTGTCTTAGCTTCTTTCTTTGCTTTAGCCCACCAATATCTTATCTTTTGATCTCCTTTCATTATTGAATCCAAATTTAAGTTATATCCGAACTTACATTCAACATATAATGGAAATCCATCTAAGAATTGTATATCCCCTTTCCATTGTAAGCCTCCACTGTTCGGAGTTCGAACAACCACCGATTTATAGGGCTTATCTAATTGCTTGGCTAATTCTTTTGCTACAAGCCTTTCGAAGTATTTCCCTTTTCTGGACGCTTTACCTTTGTTTTTATTCATGAATTTCACCCCCATCAATATCTATTATATCATCCACAGTAAAGATATAAGGTGAATGCGAGATTAAGAACAAGCTCTCTTTGTCATTATAAGTACGTAAATATTCTACTATGGCTTCAATACCCGAAGCATCTAATTGATCAAATATTTCATCAAATATGATTATATTACTTTGAAATCGACCTAACATCTCTACTACTTTCTGTAATGCTAAGATTGTAGCGATCTCTAATCGTTTACGCTCTCCACCACTCAAAGCTTTGAATGTTGTCTCAGTATCATTATAAAATACTTGAAATGTTAATTTTCGTCGTAATTGATTTGTCTTAGTATATCTATATGTGCTAACCTGTGCAGTAACATGAGGCAAAATATACTGTAAAACATTATTCAAATGCTGGTTCAATACTGCAACATATTTATCAATAATGTTATTCTTAATCCCTTGTGAGCCAAATGCATCCATCAAAATCCTAACCATTTCGACCAGAGAAACCAAATCCGAGGCTTTGCTTTGCTCTCTAAACTGAACCAATTGAGATCGAAGAGTATTGAGTTGTTCTTTTTGCTTGTCGATCCGAAGAACCAATCGCTCCAGCTCTGAAACATGAGACGACACCTCCCTTCGAATTGCTTCTAATTTTAATATCTCCTGTTCTGTTATACCAATAAGATTTCGTAATTTTTCTTCTTCTTGACGTAAAGATGATAGCTTTAATTGAACATCTCTTAGTTGAGTCTTTAATTCATCTACATTGTGTGAATATATCTGCGATCTTATATAATCAATAGATGCTTTCATGCGATTCTCAATATCATCTGTTATATGCTGTTGACACACAGGACACTGTTTTGTCTGTATAGCAGTAGTATATAATTTTAATATGTATAATGTATCTGAAGATGCTACTGATTTAACTTTCTGAGCTTCTTCTACTAATTTATTGATTATACCATTTAACTGTCGTTCTTGATCTAATATCTGTTGTAATTTATTCTGATATTCTGTTAGCTTAGTGTTTAAAGAATCCAGTTTAGCTCGAACATCCGCTTCTTTCATTGTAGGCGCAGATCGTTTTAATGAGCTTTTCTGTGTGTCTAATAATGCGATATAACTTTCAACATTTTGTATTAATGAGTGTATACGAGATAATTCTTGCTCATGTTTTAATATCAAACTTTGCATCTGATCGTGTGTATCTTTCAAAAGCTTGAATGTATAATCAAACATAGCCATGCCAAGAATGTCTTCCAAGATATCTTTTTGTTTAGAATCAGTCAAGTATACAAAAGTATCATGATCATATTGCTTCAAATAAAAAGTCTGTAATATTAAACTTTCACTTATCTGACCCAATTCTTGATTTAATGCATCTTGAGCCTCGCGTACGGAAGGAAACGTATGTTCTGTTCCATCTTTGTAATAGATCAGTGTGTGCTTAGATGGTGTAACTTCTCGTTTAATAACATAATTATGATTCTGATATGTTAAACTTAATTCTACCGAAGCATTATCTGTACCATATTTTATTATGTTTTTAGAATCTAATCCACGAGGAGTTCTACCAAATAACGCCCACAAGATACTTTCAAATAGAGCACTTTTACCAGCACCATTTTTACCATTTACTCTAACAATACCCCGATTTGCTAAATCCAATTCTGCGTTAGTATAACATAGAAAATTCTTTAACTGTACATGTTCAAAGCGTATCACGAGATTCACCTTCCTTAATAATAGCTTGTATTGCAGAATCGTATGATGAAATATTATTTTGTAACTCTTTTAGCTTGTTCTCATATTCAGTTATAATAGCAGTAACTAATGAATGCTTATTCCAATGTGCTAATATATCATCTGGTAATAAAGCTAATGCTGTATCGATTTCTTTGGATGATAGCTCTCGTTCAGCTAAATAATCAATGAGCTGTGTTTCTACCTCATCCCAGAAAGATAACATAGGTAATGTGCTTTTTACATCAGCATCTGAAGTTGTTGTGTTTGTTTCTACTATAACATTATATGCATTGGTGTATTGCTGTGCTATATCTGCGCTACGCGTGTAAATAATATAATCTGGTGTATTATATTCCTTCATGAATTCTTCTACACGAACACGATGCAAGACCAATACATCTTGTGATTTTACTTGGTTGTTTTCCACTATGTAAATCATAGTACGATTACCTATTTCTGCTTTAGTTACATGATAAATCGATCCAGTAAACACAATATTATTAAGACATTTGGGAGAATGCCAGTGTCCATTGAATATCAATTCGAAATTTTTGAACAGTTCAGGAGCAAATTTCGCATTACGTGCTAAAGGATGCCCATCAATAGGTAAATGACTGAATATTACCTTAACGTCTTTGTGCTTGAATAAATCTTCCAGAATGCTATTATCTGAAGTAAAAGCTACATAAGCATAAGGAGGCTCTATAAGTAACCGATTCACAACTCGCATATTTGGTGCTTGAAATAATTCTAATATTGTGCGCTCATTATATACCCTATCATGATTTCCAGCTATTATCGTTACAGGATTATTAAGTTTATCAAACAAGCTCTTAACATCTACTAAAAATTTACCTGAAAAAGCTCCTCTGAAATGAAAGATGTCCCCTAAAAAGATCAGGGGACAATCAAAAGTAGAAAGCATATTAAAGAAAGGTTCAAACTTATCTAAAAACTCTGTACGCAAATGTAAATCACCAATTACAACGAATTTATTCATATGTATATCATACCTCCTGCGAATAAATTTGTTCTACATATTGTTTCCAACCAGCAATCACGGCTTGACGTAATTCTTCATAGAAAGATTCTTGTACTATTTTTGAATTTTTACGAAAAGATTTGTTGTTATAAGAATACCAACCTCGTTTTTGCTCAATAATACCTAACTGAACACCTCCTTCTATTATACTCCACCAATTTCCAAAAGAACCATTATAATATTGCAGATACGTTACATTGGCTAAAGGTGGAGCGATCTTATTCTTCTCCGTAGAGACAGTAACTATATAACCAATAGGATGTTCTTCTTCATACGCTTTTCCAGCTTGTAGATATAAGCGTACACTGGCTGCATAACGTAGAGCATGTCCTCCAGGTGTTGAAATCCCCCCACCCCCTAACCAAGGCATACGAATTTCTAATTTCTGACGAAATTGGTTTACGAATATAAATAATATAGGGGTGTTTCTGATAAGATTCTCAACTAAGGCTAACCGTGTAGTTAACACTTGAGCTTTCGCTGCTATAGGTGCATTTTCATTATCATTAACAATAGCATTGAGTTCTTTTCGTGTGATCCCTAATGCTATTGAATCAAAAATTATTGTTATAGGCGCTGGAATATCTTTTGCTTGCTGTAAATTGGAGATAGCTTTAATCAAGTTTGCAAATCGTTCTTCAATAAATTCACCTTTAATAACTAAGAGCTTATCTGGAGACGTTTCAATACCTATTTGTTTCATACGATCAATATCCCAAGGCTCAATATCTGCAAGAAGCACTACTCCACCTATCTTTTGTGTGTTCTTAGCTATGTTCATTACAAGAGTAGTTTTACCTGAGCCTTCCCAGCCAGATATTTCAGCTACAATGCCTGTTGGAAATCCACCTCTATATAATAGATAGTGATCAATAATATCTACACCTGTGGGAATTATATACTCTGTAGATTCACGTTTGACAAATTCTTCTACTGCTCCAGAAGACAATATATCCATGATCACCCTCCAAAGGAATCAGTGACATCACTTAACAAAGATTGTAACTTGTTCAAATCTTCAGTAGGGGGTGTAATCTTTTGAGATTCTTGAGCTGTATCAGCTTTGTAATCTTGAGGAGTTATCAGTGTTGGTACTACATCTTTATTCTGTTGTGCAGGTTCAAAAGAATCATTAATAAATGCCTTTAATTCAGCTTCACTTGGAAATGCAAATAACATCTCAGGATCAGGTTTAGTAGATTCTATAAGCTCAGCAATATTAACAGTCATAGCCTGTCCATTTACATTTACTTGAACTGTCTTGGTTAGATCAACAACTTTATCATCAACAGGAACATAGTTATAATAATAACTTCCGTTTGCATTTACAACTTTACTAATTTTTATAGGATGCCCCTTTGCCAAATCTAAAAATTTGTCCGGATTCTCAGCTACCATTGAAGCTAACTCTCGTGCTACATAAACAGACAAATCCATGACTTTAACACCTACATGAACTTCTGCTGCATCAATAACATAAAAGATAACTCGATCACGAGGCATCCAGCGTTTGCGTTCATTGGAAGGAACTTCAAGCGCATGCTTACATACAGGACATTCAGGTACAATTTGATCATTCAACACGGCTGTACGTGCTGGACAAAGTATCTTTGATGTAACTGTATTATCAAAATTATAATGATAAGCAACAAGCCATACAGGTTTTTCTTGTGTTATAGGTATTAATCTAATTACTGTTTGATTTCTGTTTTTCATGTTGAAGTATCGCACACCTCCGTTACCCCCAACATCTAACTTTTCCATGGTATTTGTTAAATAAGACAAATCATACGCCATATTTCACGCCTCCTTTAATAATAAATTACATTCCAGTTTTAACTAATGCTTGGACCAACTGGCTTTTAGAGTTCAGGGCATTTATTAATCCAGACAAGGTATTAACTTTACGTTCAATTTCTGCACGCTGTTGAACCAATTTTACCCAATTTGGATCACTACGAATACTGGCTTCCAAAGTCTTTTCTGTAACTTTTTCTCCTGTTTCAGCAGCACGACGCCTCAGCTCAAGATAACGATTAGCTTCATAATGCTTGAGTGCTAAATCTGCTTCTATGTACTGTTTTCGAGCTTGACTATATTGCATATGTACCAAAAAGAGCTGTGTAGGTAACTGCTCGGCCATGGAGTGAAAATCCGTACTAATTTCCAATAACTCTTTTAACTTCTCCACATTATCCAAATTTACGAAATCCCACATGTTTTCACCTCCAGTTAGAGTATAACATACAAATAACAGGTTTGCTTTACAATTCTACATTAATTTGATTACCATTTTGATCCAATACTATTACATTTTCAAATTCACGCTTGTATACAGCATAACGTTTAGACGCATGATAATTCAAATATTTCTTATCTATATCCCAGAAATCAATGATAATAGCACGATCTTTGCCTATACGAGTACGCAAAGCTCGACCTACACGCTGAATAGTCGCCACAGCACTCTTTCCTGCTCCAGCTACAATCACGACATCTATACTGTGAAGAGAAACTCCTTCATTAAGAATATTGGTAGCGATAAGTATCTGTAATTTACTTTGTTCGAATCGATTAATAGCATCTTGTCGTACATCAGCGGTTTCCTGTCCACTAATAAAAGCTACATTAGAATATTGTTCCTTAATAGCGTTAAGTAAATTCTCTCCATGTTGAATACGATCAACCATAATTAATACTTGTTTACCTTCTTGTACATAAGACAAAGCTATTTTAGCTATATAAGCCGTGCGTGTAGGATTATTAATCACAACTGTGTCATATACGTCTGCATAATCCATAGTCGTGGATACATCTGCAGGTAATTGTATCATATACACCCAGGGCTGAACACTAACACCTAATTTCACAAGCTCCTTTTGCTGCATATGTACTAAAATAGGCCCAAATACAGCTTTAGTATAGAATACATCTACAACATTACGATGTTTAGGTGTCCCAGATAATCCATAACGATAATACATCTCCAATTTAATCATAGCATTATAATATATATTCTTAGCTACATGATGACATTCATCTACAATTAATTGATCAAAATTATCATTTAATTCTTGAGCAAATTTAGTGGATTCTTTCACACGCTGAGATAATGTCTGTATCATCGCCACAGTAATTGGTCGAATAATATTATGACCCATGCCTATGAGCCCAGGTTCAATGTTCAAATATTTCTTTATTAACTCTCCTGTCTGTATAGCTAATTCTTTCCGATGTGTTACCCATAATGTTGGTACCTGGCGCCTTGCTATGAGTTGTAAAGCTATGTAAGTTTTTCCAGCATTGACAGGTAACCATACAATACCTTGTTCATCTTTTAATAACCGTTCCAATGCATATTGTTGGTATGGTCTCAACTTAATACTACTATTGATATTTAATGTGGGCTCAGGTTTAGTTCTTTTGTCTATAAGCTCATAAGAAATCTTATTTTGATCAATCAAATCAATAGCTTGATCAATCAAACCTGATGGAAATATCTTACGTCGTTGATTAAATAATCGAAAATATCCATCCCATCGACCTTCTTTATATGCTTTTGAAAACCAATAGTTGGGACTTCTTACTGCTAAATTCTCATACAACAATTTATACACACTTTGATTTTTTGTCTTAACAGCTACAATATTTGGATAACGAAACAACTTCACCATTTTCATTCCTCCCAGAAAATTTTTTTAAGAATCCGTTTAGCTTGATCAAGCCATCTTCCCACAGTAGAAACAGAAACTTCAAACTTTTCTGCTATATCTTTTCTTGAGTATGATTTGATATAATATAAATATGCTGCCGATAGAATGTTTCCTTCTGTTGATGTAAATATATCTCCATTTAAGATTTCTTCGAATAATAATGCTTCATGTTCATCATCTTGACCTTGATTATAAGGCAATTCATCTAATAACTCAAAATTGGGTATAGCATTCTTTATTGCCTTAGGCACTCTATAAAAGAAAATAACATACCACATACCAATATCCTCTGGCCAGCGTAATTGTAATCGCTCAAATATATCTTCTGTTTTGTACATTAAATATAACTCACTGACAATGTCATCTAAATAATCTTTCAAATTTATTGAATAATTATGTCTCGAAAACCACGATTTTACCACAAAAGGAATAAAACTGTAATATAGTTCCATGTCTAAGTCGTCGTGTTGTTGCTGATACTTATTTGACATAATATCATCCCCGTTCTATCATATATACTGTTTTCACAGGATAAGTTCGTGTAATATACTCGACATGCCACCCATTATCAGTAAAATGTATTTTCAAAATTAAACCCCCTATAACAGGAACTAAACCCTTCTCAGCGAACAGTTTTGTCTGATGCTGAAAACATCCAGGCATTATGCTGATAACACGTTTGTATTCTGGTAATATCGCCATAGAATGATAATGTCCAAGAATCAACATATCGAAACCATCAGCAAACATAGATTTGGAAACATCTACATATTTCTGTAATCGATAACTATGAGCTGTGGTAAGACTATTTGATCCATGCTGTAAAACTATGTGTATTTCTTGATTCTTATGTTGTAATGTTAAATATGTCATAAATGAACCATAATAAATAATATCATCGCGGCGTAATGATACTTGATTCAAAATGTTATAACCATAACGTTTTGTGAATATTTCATCATGCTGACCACTTATAACATGCTGTACTAAGCCTTCATATGTAGGATAATTTTCAACTACATAATCAAGAATATTATCAATACCAATACTCAATATATCGTAAAGCTGACCACGAAATAACCAACCATCACCTTCAAGTACATCACCAGCATGAAGAACATGTTGAACTTTATGATCTCGCATAAATTCATAAAAATCTTTCAGCTCTTCTTCAGCATGATATTTCGAGCCTAAATGAGTATCAGATATAACACCTAAAACGAAAACATCATCTTCAACTGAAATGACATCTTCTGCTATATATTCTGGTGTTTCATCAACAAATACATGATCAGGACGTGAACGAATTCTATAATATCTCTTACGTATAGCTTCAGAAGATTTGCTCATTCCAAACTGTTTATTTACAACTGAAGCTATTTCTGTATAGGTTAAACCCTGTTGCTTAAGAGTTTTAATTATATTATCCATCTCGTTAGTATATGTCATTTTGTCGCCTCCTTTTGTTATGTTTTACTCTTCCAGAGCGCAATAAGTGAGCTAAGTCCAAGTATTATAAAATAAAGTAAAAAGAGTTTTTCTACAAATTGCTGTGGAAATTCCAATAAAGCACTCAGAGCCCATAATAGCACAAAACATAATGTTGCCGATGGATTGAATATACCTAAAGCTAATACAATTATAATGGATACAACTACTGTTAATATCATTGTACATTCTCCTCTTCTTTTTCTTTCTTAAAGATATAATTAGAATGTTGAGGACTGTAAATAGGAACATAGTGTTTCTTACGATAATTCAAGAAGACAGCACGTTGAAGAAGATCATCAGGAATAAACTGGAGCATGATTCCCCAAGCTGAACTCATACTATGAGGAATTACAAGTAATGTTTCGTCAGGATGTGTTTCTACATAACGATAAAGTTTATTGATATCAACCTTATTGGGATTGAAATTATATACCAGAGTATTTTTAATAGTTAAAGGATTATGTAATTTCATATCCACAAATTCCTTAATATCCTCCCAAGTAGTTTCCATATTAAAAATAGCCTTATTCATACATACTCCTCCCTTTAAGAAATTTTGAATTAAAAACCAAAATCTACAAGAACATCTTCCTCAGTGTCGTTCACTACATCATCACTGGGTACTGAATCAAGCTGTTCGAAAATCGATAAACCTAAACCAAGCACTTTGAATAATTCCTTTAATGCAAATGTGTGTGCTGAATGTACTACTCGATTAAGATCGAGTTTTCGAGACATGTCAATAAGAGCTACTCCTTCTGCATCTACATGTTGTTCTTTTATTTCTCCGTTTGGTAACTGTACATAATACGTGAATCTTATGCTTCTAAGCCACGCATAATCACCTCCTATTTTAATAAGCTCACTGCGCGTGGTAGTTAGAGAACACGCTGCTCCAAAGTTTTCTCGTAAATATCTTATGACTTTGTGCTGGGGCACATATGGCACTGATATTGGACCAAGTTTAGTTTGTTTCGTAAAATATTGAATCTCTTCTGGTAATACATCCTTTTTTGGTCCAGATACAAACACGATTTTAGCCTCAGAATTCATCTTTACACCTCCTGTATGATAAGTAAAATTAGCTACCAAAGGCTTGTAGTAACTCTTCGTTATCATCATTAATCATGTTAACAAGCTCTTGTTCTTCTTTTCTCAAGGGGCGATTATAACCACGCTGCATATACCATTTTAACTCAGGATGACTTAGAATAGCCCGTTCAAGATCATGCCAGCGTCTCCAAGCAACTTTAGCATAAAAAGCTCCAGAATCAGATAACCTTTGTATATTATGTCTTACTATAAAACTAAGTGCATTGAATGAAACCCAAAATTGATGTTTAGACATAGTAACGCTTCTTTTTCGAAGAGGATCAGTAATCTTTTCATAAAAGACTTTATAATAACCTCTATGTCTGAAATTGACAGGTCTAAAAAATATTCCTTCTGGAGCTTTATCATAAATATTTGTTTTTAATAGCTTAGCAACATAGCCAGTAGCAGAACTTAATTTCGTTGCTTTGACTCTAAGCAAATAACGAATCACATCAGAACTTTCTATAATATGAGTTTTAATTTGTGAAAGAGAACCAAAATCCTTATATAAATACTTACTATATCGTGGTGAAAAACTTACTGTGATTGAATGTATTGGTACTCTAATATTCATATTGAGATACTCATTTACATCATTTAAGTTAAACAAAATAACATTATCTCTGAAGCAGTAATTTATATCATAATTATCCAACAAAATTCTATTTACAGGATTGGACAAAAAAGTCTGAAATGTATACTCTGTCTTTTGCTTTTTGAATTCAAAGAACTTGAATAAGTCTGGATATATGATACGAGCAAAACGACCTTTTTGAAACCAAAATACGTTATGAATATATGCTGCCATTATGTCATAAGATGTATTCCATTCGTTGGCAAGTTCTTCAAGTTGTTTTCGAATAGATAAAGTTTTATGCCTGCCTTTTTGAAATTCTTTGCGGGATAATCGAGATCGCACCTCTGCACCACCAGGTACATCAAAAAGAGCAGTTCGAACTGAGCATTGCCAATCTTTACTGAATTTAGGTATATTGTTACGCCGAAACCAACGTACAGCTTCCTGATAATCTTCTGTAGGCATAAAGTCATTAAAATGTGCATCCCATTCTCCACGATTTTTGTCCATCATATACGCCTCCTATTTAATATACACTTCTCTTGCTTTCCAAATATAGTATACTACATAAATCCCTAATTCTATTTACGAAAATAATACAATATTGTATCAAAAATATGAATAATAAAATATAAAAAGATTAAATAGGGGCCTTTTTACTGCAAAAATTTGCAGTACCAAAAATTATGGAGAATTTTTGTCATGTATAACGAAAAAGCGCTGGGCGAGCGGAATATATTTTATTTTTACACTGTAAATAAGACCCTCCAAAATTTATTTTTTATTATTTATTATATAATAAATATATTAGTACTAAATAATAAAATAATATATAAATTTTGGAGGGGCATAAAATAAAAAGAAATTTCCCTACAGTATAGTTATAGAAAGAAAATAATTGCTTTTCTCGACATTTTTTATCAACTTTTCATACTGCAAATTTTTGCACTTTTTCTGTTGCAATAATATATAATATTAACCAAACTGGTACAAAACTGTAAAGTGTTGTTAAAACAAATCAAGACTTTTTTTGGCGTATTATAGTGGGAGGCGTAAATGTGGATATGACTTTGGCTAAAGAACATAAGATAGCGCTTCTTTCTGTTTTAGGATATACAGCCTCACAGATAAGTAAACAGTTAGGAATACAGACCAAGGAAATAAACACTTTTCTTAATAGTGAGGAAGGTCAAGAGTTACTTCAAATATATCAGCAGGAATTTAAGGACAGTGATTTAAATAATCTACGTAATGATCCAGATATGTTAGATTTATGGATACGGAGTCATTTAATGAATTTACTGGATTCGATAGATGGTGCAGTTTCCTTCTTGAATGATACACTGAACAAGTATACAGATAATCCTGGTTTAGTTTTAGAAGGTCTTCGTGTATATTCTAACTTAGTGAACGTATATCGTCAAGTTGCTCATGATATACATCTTATGATTATAGATAATGTTAAACTTCAGCTTAGCAAAGAAAAGCATGAACTTCAGAAGATCAAACAAGGAGATATTGTTGTTGATCCAGAAGAGGTATCTCAAGTTGTTTCTCAAGTTTTATCTGAATCTAAAGGGGAGCTTGAATGAGCGAACGTATAGAACATTTAGAACGCAAACCCCCCATACAGGTGCCTATAGATAAAGTTAAACGTACGAAAGTTATAGCTAAGGCATCGAAAGACCTCATATATTTTTCGAAGAACATATTGGGTTTATACATTCCTGATCATTATCGTGAGTGGGCGGATTTAGTTTACAATCATGACAGACTTGTAGTCCTTGCTCACAGATATTCTGGAAAATCTATGTTTTTCAGTTTTGCCTATCCGTTATGGCGCATGTTTCGAGGAGATGTAAAAGAGATATTATTTTATACACATAGAGAAGATGAAGCACAACGAGTAGTTACGCGCTGGCGAGATGAAATAGAAAATAATCCTTGGTTAAAGTTTTTAGAGAATAAATCTTCAGGTTCGTGGGGAAAATCCAGATTTGTAACTCGGCCAAGACGTTCGAATGATAAGGGTATAGAGGCCAGTGGTAAAGGCATAGGTAGTTCAGCTCGTGGGCGACACCCTGACTTAATAATTTTGGATGATGTCCTTTCAGATAAAGGGATTTATACATTAGAATATGTTAAGTATTATTTTTATCGTGTTATTCAGTATATGTTAGGTCCTCGTGGTTCGAAAATGCTTATTGTAGGTACTCCTATAAGTTATGATGATTTATATGCTGAATTAAAAGAGAATCCCGAATATGTTGTAAAAGAGTACCCAGCTATTGACGAAAATGGTCATATATTATGGCCAGAATTTTGGACAAAAGAGGATTTGGAAAAAAGGCGTCGAGCCGATGAAGAGGCATTTGCGCAGGAATTTTTGTTAAAACCGAAAACAACACAAATGAGCTTCTTTCCATTCTGGGCGGTACAAGAATGTTTACGTCCTACTATGAGATTAGGTGAATTGCCCGTAGATATATCAGAAGTAGAATCTATTGTTATTGGGTGTGACTTTGCATTTAGTAATAGAAAAGATGCTGATTATACAGTTTATACTGTGGTTGCTCAATTAAAATCTGCTTATGTGATTATTGATGTTTTTCGTGGTCATGGTCTTAAAATGACAGATATGTTATCGATTTTGCGTGAATTGTATAAAAAATGGAATCCGTCTATGATTGTAATGGAGAGCACAGGAACACAGATTAGCATAGCGCGAGAATTGGAATCAGAAGGGTTTCCTGTTTTCAGAGTTAACACTACTCGAAACTTAAGAATTGAAATGTTGAGTAAACTAAGATATGTTTTAGAGAAAAAGAAAATAAGAGTTCCTGCGGATATAACACATGAATTCACAAATGAATACACACAAGTATTGTTAAAGGAGTTATGGGGATTTATTCAGAAGGGTGATCTTATAAAAACAGTAGAAGCTCATGATGATACTGTTTTTTCATTAGCTTTTGCGATTTATTATTTAACAACACAAACGCCAGTAATTACATATGAAGGACCTAATGTAGCGACAAGCACGTTAAATTCAGCACAAAGACAAAGAAGTGTAATTATTGACGAAGATTTAGGTGTAATTGGAGTTGATTTATTGGATTCAAGTGATTGGTGATAATTAAGTGGAGGTGCACACATGCCACGAAAGCGAGTAATTCCCACAGTTGTAAGTCAAGGTGAGATTTCACGGTATAGAAAAAGCACAAACATCCCGTCTGCGGTTATGACAGATGATTTATTATATAACAGTATAGTATCAGCTTGGCAACGTCGCAGAAACACTATCAGACGATTACAGCGATATGCATATGATCCTCGTATTCAAAAAGCGGTTCATTTACTTGTATTTGCTTTAATGAGTGGTAAATACTCTTTTCGGATTAAGATAGAGAATAAGCCTTCAGTTGAAGAGGCTTTATCGATACTTAGATTAAGGTATCCTCGTATTGCTGAAGAGGTAGAAGATTTATTAAGTCATGGAACGTTATCGCCATATACATTAAAGAGCATATCTGAAGGTATTGATACTAAAGCCAAGAAAATTCTCACTGAGATACGGAAGACAGTATCTGCTGAGAAGGATATAGCTGATCTTGTAGTTGATGTTTTTGATCGCACAAAGATTTGGCAGAGATTGTATAGAGGATTTCGAGATGCTTTATTGTATGGCGATGCTTTTGATGAAATTGTATATAAACCAGACGAGGTTTTAGCATTAATACCTTTAGATTTGCTCAGAATTCTTCCTAATTGTGATTCCAAAGGTACAATTCGTAGTTGGGTTTATTTAGAGAATTATAGTTCTCAAATTGGAACAGAATTTTATCCTTATCAAGTGCTTCATTATCAAATAGATGAATCACCCAGTGGTGTGGGAATGGGATTGTTGATTTCGTCACAAGACATTCTTTTAGCGGCCAGAAAGATGGAACGTTTGAGCATGGTAGCGCGTGAGACACGATCTGTACAGACACGATTTCATTATCCTGATCTATCTGTTTTGAATCCATCAGGGCCACGAAAACCGATTACGGATGCTATTATTAATGAATATAAGTCTAAAGTTGAAGCAAGTTATCGTGGAGGATATAACGTTGATTTGTATTCAGATGGTGTATGGAAAGTTACAACGTTAGAATCAGATAATGCTCCAATTACTTCTACTAATGATATAAAACATTTTGCTGAGCTTTTAGCTATTGCGTTATGGTTACCTGTGGGGGTAATAGATTCTGGAGCATCTGTGAATAGAGCTACTTTAGATTTGCAAATGAAATTTCTAAATGGATTAATAGTATTATTACAGGATCAAGTAAAATCTTTAATGAAACAAGTAGCTTATACAGAATTATATTTAAAAGATAAGGATATTGATAATATTGAAATTGATATTGTGTTACCAAATACAGGCATGTTGAATCTGGAAGAGGCTTCAAAGATAGTAACTCGCTTGAGTAATAAATATAATGACTTTCCAGCTCCGTTACTTGCTCAAATTATGGGTATTGATTGGGATACTTATGTACATGCACGAGAATTGGAAATGTCTATGTATGGATCAGATGATGCTACGGATGATGATGCAGATAATAATACTGAAACTATTGATATGTCTTGATTGTTAAGGGAGGCGTGTAGCATGGCAGATTATGTTGTACCCCCAGTAGTAAATACTCCCAGTTCTGATAATTCTGAATGGAATTGGGATTGGGCTAGAGATGGCAATGCGATTTTGAACAAAGGTGGATGGTCTTTGCTTGGAAAGGCTTGTGGAGCATATGTAAAGGGTAGTGAAAGAAAAGCTGATTATCATTTGCCACATCATAAAATGATTAATGGAAAATTAACTGTTGTTAAAGGTGGAGTCAGAGCAGCGATGCAGAGATTGAAAAGAACTCTTATTCCTCTGTCTGTAAAGAAACGTGTACATAGGCATCTTGCTGGGCATTATAAACATTTTGGTATGAAAGTTCCTCCGTTCGAGGAGATACTTTCTGCTGACGAAAGAGAACAGTGGGATGTTCTTAGTACATTTGCCTTGGAATTTCTTATAAAATCTTTGGTGAAGGAGCTTAATAATAGCTTTCCTATTGATGAAGAATTGCTTGAGTTCATAGTGGAGCAGACATTAGCTGTGGTAGATTTAGATGTGTTGCTTAATGATCGAGAAAAAAATACAGTACAAAAGTGGGAAGAGTTAACGAAGTATATGGTAGGAGTTTTGGGAGATTTTCTTGATAATGATTGATAATGAAAAAGATGATGTGTACATGGTTTTTGTTGGTAAGTCGGCTTTGGAAAATGTTGCATTAATACTTCAAGATTATATAAAATTATTGAATTTGTTAAAAGAAGGAGAGCTTATAGATGCTTACTCCTTCGAGGATATTGATAGTTATTATGATTATGTAAAAGATACATCAGAGGTTTTTGATATGATTTTAACTACAATTTTGCAACACGAAGAATTTGATGTTCAAGAGGAGGGATATAATGGCAAGTAAGGATGAGAAGAAAGATGTTCGTACAGATAATGGGCCTTTGGGGAAAGATCAAGCGGAATTTGATTTTGGAGTATATGTGATTCGAAATCCAGATCATACATTTGTTATGAATATAGTTCCAGGTAAGAAAGAGGATGTTAGGTTAAGTGATGTAATGCACTTACTTGAAGATGCCAAACTTGAATTGATATTTAGATCGATGGCCGAAGCCATGATGCCAGGACGCTTAGGAGGCGATAATTCCACAGTAGATTAAGGTGGTGATCAGTTTGAAGGAAACTTTTGTTGATTATTTTGAAAGTGTATCAAATGATAAATCTTTAATTACAGAAGCAGATAACAAGACAGAAGAAACGATGTATGTTACTGGTGTATTTTTGAAAAGTGGAATTGTAAGTGCAAATGGATATTATTATCCTGAGGAAGTAGTAAAGAAATTTGTAGAACAGATAAATTCATCTAATATGCCTATTACCATGTGGACATCACATTTTGCACCAGATTCAATATTATATACAGTAGGTAAACTTGAAAGTGCCTGGTATGATGAAGAAACACAACTCGCATGGTTCAAAGCAAAGATCGCGAATACGAGTATAGGAAAAGACGTGCAGATGCTTATAAAGGAAGGTTTTGTTAAGGGAGTAAGTATTAGATACATTCCTTTAGATTATGAAGAGATGGATACAGAAGAGCAGAAAGCGTTGAAGATTAAAGATGGTATGCTTTTAGGTATAGATTTTGCGAGTAATCCGTCTGTCCCAGGAGCAAGTGTACGTGTATATTCGTATGAAGAGAAGTCACAAGAAGATGCAGATGAAAAATGGGTTAAATTTGTGCGAGAGGTCATAACTAAAGCAGTTGAAGGCGTTAACAAGGAGGGGAGAGATATGCCTGAGAAAGAAGAAGTTGTTGAATCTGTTGATGAGAAAGCCTCTGAGGAAGTTGTTTCCATAGATAGTGTAAAAAAGGAATATGAGGAAAAACTTGCTGAGCTACGAGCTGCTTTAGAGCTCTTAGGCAAAGAGAAATCTGATTTGGAAGAGGAAAATAAAGCTCTTACAGATGAATTAAATAAGTTGAAGGAATCTTTTGAGGCTTTGAAAGAAGAGCTCAAACTTACAGAAAAGGTTGTTTTTGATAATGTTAAGAAAGCTATACTTGAAAGTCTTGGAGAGTATAAAGCCTCTAAAACGTTTGTTGATAAGATTAGTAGAGATATTGAGAAGATTCCTTATCCTGAAGAGGGTACATTAGAGGAAAGATTAGAAGCATATAAATCTGAACTTGAATCTATAGTAGATAGTTTTAAGATCATTATTGAGGAACTTAAGAAACAGGTTACATCTGAAAAACTTCCGAAAGGTGGGTCTGTTAAAGTAGGAGAGAATGTGTCAGACCCTGAAAGTAATATTAGATCACAAATTAGAGACATACTATCTAAACATGAATTTGTAGTCGATAAGGAGGGCGATACAAATGGTTAAGGTTGATCCGAAAGTTCTTAATTTTATAGAGAAGAACATTCAGAAACTTCATGGGTTGGAGAATACTTCTGATGTTTTGTTGGAGGCGGATTTGCTTCAGCAAACAAGCGATGTTCCTGATGCAATGAAAACCACGGTTAGTGAAAAGATTATACCAGTAGCTTTTGCACAGACAGTTGCACTGAACTTGTTTGAACCTGTTACAATGGATACTCCGACCGTACAAGTGCCCCGTGCAGCGTTTACTAAAGAATCCACGACTGCTGAAGTTAGTGAAGGTGGAGCTATTTCTACGACTAAAGTTAGCTTCAGCATGGATACTATTATAGCTACAAAATTTGCTTACAGATCTGTGCTTACTGCTGAAGTTTTGGAAGATAAGAATGTTATAAATGCAGATGTGCTTCAGATGGCGTTTGAATATGATGCAAAAGAAATAGCAGATCAGATTGATAAGAAATTGATTGAACTTATGAATGCTGCTGCTTCGGCTGGAGATGTATATTGGGAAGTTGATATTCCAGCTGATTGGAGTACGACACATCCGTCTATGGAGTATTATGACACATTATGGCAGGCTGTATCCAGTGCAGTTGCTAATATAGCTAAGAATAAATTCCGAGCGGATTTTATACTCATGCATATAGATCAGGCTTTCTATGTTACCAGATTGCCTCAGTTTAATACTATTCCAGACACGTCCCTGCAAGGCGAGTTGGGTAGACTTGGAAACCTGACAGTGTTTAGTTCTGTGAATGTGACTCCAGGAGTTATGTATGTTGGTCAGAAGAGAATCTTTGGTGTTTACGGTGTTTATGTGCCTATGCAATATGTTGGGCCTGTATATGATCCTCAATATGATAAGAAACAGTATGTTGTACGTACAAGAGTTGCCATGAAGGTTCTTCAAGGAGAGGCCTTGGCAAGGGTGTTGTTTGTTAAACAGTTTACTAATGAATCTGTAGCTATTACAGATAGTGCTGGACAGCTTTCAAATTATCCTGTTGATCCTACATCTATTTCTGCTGAAGACAGTGCAACGGAACCAGTTACAGCTACTATTGTGACCTGGGATTCCAGATTTGATGACGAACCTTCACCAGATACTACTGAGATGGTAGTAGATATTGAAACTGGTGCAGTTAAAATTGGTTCGGGTTTGACCGGACCTATGAAGGTTACTTACAAAGCTGTTTCTCGTGCTTGACATATAGTATAGCTCGCACTGCTAAGATGTTCGAATGATATGGTAGCAGTGCGAGCCTTCTTCTTTGATTATAATGGACCCCATTGAAACATTAAGGAGGGATATAATGCCTCGTCCTAAAGGAAGTAAGAATAAGAAGAAGAGAGTTGTATCTACAACAGAGGTTAAAGATACTGAAGTTGAGAAATCTGAGGCTGTATTGGATACATCTGAAGCCCCGCAAGTTGAGAAAGAGTCGGACGAACCTGTAAAAGAAGTAAAAGCATTGAGGAATCCATTAGATCGTCCTATTATTGTGTTTATAAATGGTACTCCTGTACGGTTAGGTCCTAAGCAGGTGGTATTTTTAGATTAATTGTGGGGGTTTTTGAATGGATTTGAATACTCGACAAGATTTTATAAATGCAATTCGAGATGAACTTGATCTTGATGTAAATGATTGGATGGATACGGATATTTATGATATATTAGATTTAGCTGTTTCTGTATACTCGTCTGATGTACCATATAGAGTAACAGAAACGTTTACTAATGTATTGGGGCAGACGGTATTGACTTTATCGAATCCTATATATTCATCTTATGTTAAGGTATATACTGAGCAGGATGGATACAAAAAATTCTTAAATCCCTGGGATTATGAATTCAATACAGTTATTGGCATATTATCATTTTTTAAGCCTTTGGAATATGATACTGTATATGTTGAATATGATACGAATCACGTATTAGATGATACAAGCACAACAATTCCAGAAAAGCATAAATTAGCGGTTTTGTGGTTAGCATGTCATTTTGTAGGTGAAAAGGAACTTTATGGAAACGAGTTCTTATCTATGATTTCTGATGGAATTTTCCGTGTTGAATTTGATACAAGAGTGAACATGTCAGGAAAATCTACATATTTGCAGAAATATATGAGGTTAGTTCAGTCTAATGCTGGAGCTGTTAGTTCTGATTTGATGAAAGCTGATTATAAACTTACTTCATCGAGAAATATTTTAGATATTAATGAAGGTGAATGGTAATGCAAAAACGAATCACAGCAACCATGCGCAGAGTAATGAAAAAGTATGGTGGGCGTTGTGATGTTTATCAACCTCTTGAAGTTACGAATGAGTTAGGTGAATCTACTTTTACATATAATTTATTATATCAAGATGTGCCTATTGTATATAGAATTCGACGTATTACATCTCCTCGATCAAGTTCAGCAGGTGCTTATGTTGAAGAATTTTTAGAAGCATCAGTTATAGGGCCTGATAATTTAGGTGCTCCATTTACGATAGAGCCAGGTTATAGAGTTCAAATAAATGGAGAAGCATATAAGGTTTTATCAGTTACACCTTTAGGCTATAATTGGTTGAGATTAACTTTAGGCAAAGAGTGAGGTTAGATGCATAAGTACAAGTACAAATTAAATTTTATAATGAAAACACCAAGAACTGGATATGTTAAATTTGATTCTTTGAATGCACAACCTTTTGACTTAACACAGGTTGGTTCTATTGTTAAATTAGATGCTACTCATGTAGCTGCTTGTGCAGAAATGTTAGGTGAGGCTACGGTTGCACAAATCACTTCAAGATTTCAAGAGGAAATGGAGAAGTGGCATAAAAGGATCAAAGAAATTGCGCCTGTATCGAAATATAGACCGCCAAGTCGACAGCATGAGCCGCACTTAAAGGATGTTATTTATTATACCATAGAATTTCGTCCATTAGAACATAGAATTATAGGCAAGATGATAGCTCCCAGACCGTATGCAGTATTTTTAGAATTTGGTACATCGAAGATGGATGCTCGACCATTTATGCGAAAGTCGTTTAAGGAAACCATAGGTCAGTGGTTACATATGGAAGTACCGACATTTGTATTTAGAGGCCCAGCGGAGGGTTGGGAGATTTGAAGCGAAAGAAAGAATTTCTAAGTGCAGTTTATACAGCTTTAAGCGATGCATTACCTGATTCTATAAAGATTTTTCCACATGTACCTGAAATAGATGATGTACATGATACATATATTTGGTTTATAATTATAAGTGCTCAAGAACAGGCGCTTGGAGATACTACAAATATTTTATTTGATATAAATATTTTATCTGATTCATTAAATGAAGCCATGGATTTAGAAAGCATAATTTATGCTGTATTACATAGGCAATCTTTATTATTAACTACGGCTACAAATTTGTATGTACAAGCATTATCTTCGGCTTATTTTACAGAAGAAATAGCTGGAGTTAAAAAGATTAGGTATGTTATTACATTCACTGGAAGGGTGATAGAGTGATTCGTACAGTGGATTTATTACAGGCTTTAACTACGGATATTAAAAATACTACTGGATATACTAATGTTCGTGTAGGAGTTCCTTTAGGTAAAAGTACAACGGAGCCTACAATTTATGTATATCCAGCAAATAAAAACATAGTAATACATTTATCTCATTTTTCAGAAGAGTACAGTATTAATATTACAGTTGAACGTGTTATTACAGTTCCAGAAGATGATATATTAGTATGGAACATAATGGATGATATTATGTCTATGTTTACAGATAGAATGTATACATTAAGAGTAGGAACTGAAGAAGGAATAGTATCTACACTTACATGGGATTACAGGTCTTTTACACAGGCAAATAATTTATTAAGATGGGGAACAGTATTGGTGGCATTTAAGTTCGCCGAACATTGATTGTTAGTTAAGGAGGGATAATAATGGGATTTCTGAGTGGTGGCGCTTCTAAGATACTAATTTCTAAAGCAAGTGGTGATACTTATATAACGTTTCCGTTCATCAGCGAAAGTTTTAATCCAGGTGGTACATTTATTTCGTCTAATGCAATTCTTGGTGACAGGGTTCGTGGTATAGGTGATAAAGGAAACCCGACAGCAGATGGTTCTACGGATGTGGAATTCAGGTTTGAAAATCTACCAGTGTTTTTGTATGCAGCTTTGGGTGATATTAGTTTTACCGCTGCATCTGGGGATACGCCAAATGTTAGATTGATTTTGCCGAACAATTCTACAATTCCTGTATATGATATAGTAGTTCAACACGGTGCTGGCGGTGGTGGAAAATATATTTACAAATTCCAGAATAGTTATGCTAATAGTTTCAGGTTCTCCGTTAATGGTGGAGCGCCTTTGGCTGCCACCGTTGACTGGGTTGGTATGAGTTGGGCTGAGCTATCTTCTACTCCAGCGACATCTACTGAAATTAATAAGAACGTGGTTCTGTTTCCAAGCAAGTTGACAGGGCTTATATGGAAAGCAGCGTCTGATGTTGATCTATTGAATTATGCAACTACTGTTGAATTTACTATAAACAACAACGTTGCTGCGGATAACTATAAACTCGATGCATCGGGACGTTTTGCTGTGGTTCCTGGTGAATTTGGTTTGACTGGAACATTGGAAATAATCACACCAGATGAGACTGACACAGTGGTAACAGGTATTTTGCAAGGTAAGGATATTGGTGATAATATTCCTGACATATGGATTACATATTCCGATATTGATAGAAGTGAAGCCTTGACCTCTGACGCCAGTGGAAATATAACTCTATCTACATTGGATGCAGAAACTGTATATAAAGTTGTTGATGCTTCTGATGAATCTACCGAATATACTATTACATCTACTGATTATGAGACGAACACGCTTGTGATTAGTGAAGTAAGCACAGATGTAGTTGTATATGGAAAAGCGTCTATTACTATTAAACTTCAGAACTTGTACATCACTGCAATTTCGCATGATGTTAATGATAGAGGTAATATTGTACACAGACTTGATTTCCAAGCAGCTCTTGACCCATCCAGAAGTGGAACTGATCAGCAACCGATTGTTGTTGATCTGTCCAATGCAGGTTATCTGCTTCACATTGGTGGTACAGCAGATGAAACAAAAGGCATAGTTGCAGATGCTGATGTGAGTAAGGCAATTGCTTATCATCCAGAGTTGTCTGTGTGATAGTTAATAAATCTCTTTAGTGGGGGTGTTTGTATGGGTTTGTTGTTGACTGATGAAACTAAGAGGTTCTACATCACTTCAGAGTTAGAGGTTGTTGAAGACCCAGACTTAGGTACTGAGTGGATTGAAGTAAAAGCGCATCTACCCTATCATGAGTACAGAATTTATATGAAGAAAGTAAACAGATTTACATCTTATGATTCAAAAGGTAATGTAAAATTGAAAGATGAAGTTTTTGATCTGGATAAAGAGCTTTTGTTGAAAGTTATTGTTGCATGGAGCGATGAAGCTGATATTACTGCTGAGAATATAGATAAGTTGCCAAATAAAGTTATTACTCAATTGTTGACCAAGATCAAGAAGATGTACGGTTTTGCTGCAGCTGCGAAAGAAGAGGAAGAAGAACCAGTGGAGTAAAGCGGTATAAGTGAAAGATGCTTTAACTGGCTGCTGTGAGTTAATTATATTGTGGATGGTGTGCCCGGATGGGCACATGCTCACAGCGGGAGAGGGGTGGGGAAATGTCTTTTTCTAACGAGCACATAAAAACCTGGCAAAAGTTAGGCTTTCCTCAGATTTCCGAGTGGGAAAATATTCTGAGGAAAGCCATTTTATCGGATAAACCCATTCCAGTATATTTGTATTTAGATAAAAAGAAGAAGATTCGATTATCATTTAAACCTAAATCTGATGAGTATGTATTATTACGTTCAGATATTACTTATTCAGAATATCAATGGTATTCGTCTGAGATGGAACTTTTTAATGAAATAGAGACAGAATTAGAAAAAGTAACGCAATTCCTTGATTTTGGTTATGATTTATTGAGTAATACTTTGCTTAATATTTCAGTTGATCTTTTACCTACTGATGTTGGTCAGATATTAAGTTCATTTGTATTGTACTTTTATTGGTTAGTGGATAATCCTATATATTCAGATTTTATGAATGCTTTAGAACGTGTAGCGTATGATTTCTTTGAAGGTAGATATGAAAGTTATCAGAGAAGTATAAAATTACGTTCAGAATTTGAAAATTTACCAGATGAAGATAAAACTTTTGTAGTAGAAAAAGTTCGTGAGCTTGCTTTTTTTGAACCTTTTATTTCATTAATGAATATGTGTATTTCACCTAATGGTGGTCATTTTTCTGTTCTTCCTTATGAAGGAGGTCTTGCTAAGCAGCCTTATAAATTAATAAGAGCAATAATGACTGTAAAGAAGGCTTATGGTGAACACTTAGAAAACGAGCAGCGTAAGAAAAATAAATCCAGCCTTTAAGGAGGCTTGAAATTGGAACAGAATGAACTAACTGCTCAAATAGTTCTCGAATATGAGCGAGTAATATCGGATTTTGTTAATATAGTTCGGGAAGCTCAGCAAGCTGCTGCAGCTATTACTGAGACATTTAATACTGCTTTTGGTGAGATTAATAAATCGATTGAAAAGGCTGCTACTACGATTCAAGGGTTAAATAAAGCTACAGAGGGGACAACACAGCAATGGCGTAGAGCAGGTCTTTCTGTAAGATCGTTTTTGGATTTAGTTAAAATAGCAACTATTGAAATAATTAAGTTAGCCAATCCTATAGATTTAGTAGTTGGTGGATTTAAGGGGTTACTATCTGTTCTTAGTGATATTATTGTTACTATTGGTCGAATTAGGGTCACTATAAATACATTATTTAAGGGTCTTTGGACTGTGGTAAAAGCGCCTTTTGCATTAGTTACAAAGGCGCTTGATTTTTTGCGCAGTGGATTAGAAAAAGTTTTCAAAGCGTTTGAGTGGTTTCAGTATCAGTTATTTATGCAATTTATGAACATATGGCTTATGTTAAAAGTATTTGGTCCTTTGTTAGATTCTTTTATGGATTATAATCGAGAAATTTACAATGCATGGTCTCTTATTAATGATGAAATGGAAGAAACAAGTTATCGTCTTACAGTTATGGGCAATGAGTTAACTAACATTGTAGATATAATGAATCAAGCTGGATTATCGTTAGCTGTAAAATTTGGTGAAACTCCTCTTAATGTAGCAAAAGCATTTTACGACGCTTTATCTGCAGGTATTGCTGTATCGGATATGTTTTATACTGTAGAGCAGTCCATGAAAGCTGCTCGTGCTGGTGTCACATCAGTTGATATAGCATTAAAAGGTGGAATTCAAGCTATGTATGCTTTTGGATTGAGTGCAAAAAATCTTACTGAAATATTCGATGCTCAATTTGAAGCTGTTAAGATAGGTATTATTCGATATGAAGAGTTAGTATCGGTTATGGGTCGTGTTTATCAGTCTGCTGCATCCTTAGGCGGTCAGATGGAGCGGCTTAAAGAGACTTACTATTCTATAGCGTTCTTGACTCGTGTAGGTCTTTCGCCTGAAATGGGTGCTTTTGGTTTGGCTCGTCTTTATGAAGAACTGGCTAATCCAGATACAATTCGAGCATTAGAAGAGTTAGGTGTACGAGCGTATGATCTTCGTGGCGAATTTCGTGGGTTACTTCCTGTTATACAAGATTTAACTAATAGTTTAGCTGGATTTAGTACAGAAGCACAGGAGCGCATGCTTACAGCAGTAGGTTTTGATATGCGTGCGATTCGTGTACTTCGTGCTATGGTTAATAACTTTGCTGAATTCTCTCGAATAGCTCAGCAATATGAGCAAGAAGTTGGTGGAGCGATGGAGAGTGCGTATGAAAAACAGATAAAAGCAGTTAGTTTTGCTATGGAAAGATTGAAAGCATCTTGGGAAGCATTTAAAATTTCTGTTGTAGAGGCGGCATCTGATGCTATACAGAGTTTTACTGAAATAGGAATATCGTTGTTGAATGCAGGTAGTATGATTATTAAAAAATATGATAGTTTATTATCTAACTTTGCTAAGTTTGCATCTCTGTTTTATGGTTCGTTTGCAGTATTGGCCTTAGTTGCAGGTGTTGTTCGAGGATTACTTACTCCGTTTGGACTCCTTAGTAGTGCATTTGCAGTATTGATTTATCAAGCTCAGCAGGGTACTGAATTTTTTGAGGCATTTAGTGAACGGTTTCCGTTACTTGGAGAAGCCGTACGTATTGCTGCTATAGGTATACAGCAATTTGTTGATGCTTTTACACAAGGGAAATTGGAATTAATACCTACAATATTTATGAATATAACTAACGCTATATTAGGTTTGTTTGCTCAAGTACCTTCTATACAACGTTTACGTGATGCTATATTAGATTTTTATAATAACTTGATGGGATTTATACAGGGTATAGATACTATAACAATTCCAATTCTTGCTCGAAAATTTGGTAATATTTTAAGAGCAATTGCAAATGTAATAAAGGATGCAGTAATATCGTTATTTGGTTTAGAAGATTTTGAAGGTACTATAACTGATTTTGTACGCAAAATGCTTGTCATGGTTTATGATAGTATAATGGAAATGTTTTCTGGTATTTTTGGTGTTGAAGGACGCATGACCCTGCCAGATTTATTATTAGAATTTGGAGTTATATTAGGTTTATATATAAAGACTCCTGAAGGCAAATATAAATTCAATGCAGCAGGTGTTTCTGAATTTATATTAACTGTGTTAGAGCTGGCTCTTGAAAATGTTCTACGCATTTTACGTGGTTGGGATTTTGTATTACTGATAGCTGAATTAAAATTTGTATTCAGCGCTATTAAGTTGTTATTAGGTGGTCAATTAATAAGTACAATTACTCGTGCTGCAAGTGCTGCTGGACAAAGTCCCGCATTGATGCAGTTATTACAGAAAATAGGGTTTGGAATTAAAGCGGGGACAGCAGCTTTTCTTGCTACAGATATAATACTTAGACTTATTCCAGGAGAATTTCAAGAATGGATGCAGAAACATAGAACTGTTATGATATTTGTAGAATTAGCTCTTGCTGTTACAGCTACTACTTTTATTCGACAAATAGGTGCTTTAATAAGTCGAAGTGTTGGAACACAGTTATTTCCAATATTAGTATCAGTTATAGGTAGAGCTTTTCCGTGGGCATTACTTGGTGCTGGAGCTATTTATGCTATAACAAAATTAGCATCAATTTTAGGAGATAAAACACAGGAGCAGTTAGATGAAGCATTTGGTGCAGTTTATAATTCTTTTATGGAAAGAGTAACAAATATTGAGCAAATTCGTGCGAAAGTGGGCAAAGAACTTAGTGTGGTTGAAGCAGCCACTTTGGTAGCTTATAAAGTTTTAGAAGAAGAGCATGATGAAACACAAAAGTTAATAGATATATATAGAGAGGAAAAAACTAAGGTAATAGATGATATAAATGCTATTAGATTATCTCGCGAAGAGGTGACAGCGGGGTTACGTCGTGCGGGTATGTTAAAAGCTCCCAGGGTTTCTGCACGGGCTGACTGGCAGCCTTTAAGTGTTAAAATGGAAAGTTATGTAGAGGAATTAAGACAACAAGGATATGAGATAAAAGACACCCAAGCTGTTATGACAGAAGCAGCTCGTAATATAGAAGCCGTAGCATCGCAATCTACTGACACGGTAGTTATGGCTAATAATACTGCAGAAGAAGTAAACGAAATATTGACTACACAATATTTTCCTGAGGTTCATGCACTTGTTGATCAAATAGATACTTTAAGTCGTTCTACTAATGAGCATGTAAAGCAATTATTGGTAAGTGATCAAGAATTAGTTAATGATATTGAACAATCTGTTGAAGGTTTAGTAGATTCTGTGCGAAATATGAGAGTAGAGGATGCTTTAGGAAAAATAAGTGAAATTCGTGCTCGAATAGCAGAATTAAGAGATAAGTTTGAGAATCAATACAAAGAAATTAGAAAGATTGATCCACAAATTAATTCTACGTTAGAAACTGCAGAACGAAATCTTAATGAGCTTAATGAAAAGATTACGAAAATACAAATTGGGTTGGCGGGTGATATATCCCTATTTTTACGCAGCTTAGCTGAGAGTATGGGCATAGCTCTTGATACGGATTTAGAGCAGCAAGCAGAATTGTCAGCTGAGGAAATTAAACGTCGTATTATTGAGGGCACTATTAATATTGTTGAAAGAGCGTTTGGTGAACGGTTATGGCGTTCTATATTTGAAGGATTTCTATTAAATATTCAAGATATATTTGATATTAGTATAGGAGAATTAGGCGAAGTTACAATAGGGACTTATAAATATGAACCCAGTGAAGTTGCAGCTAAGAGGGCTATTACTTCACTGGTAAGTTTTGCTCAACAGAATTTTGGAACATCATTTAGAGAAAGCACAGGCATGTTATTTGATGATGTATTTAATAAAGCTGTTATAGAGCCTATGACTAAATTTATAAATTCTGTACGAGAACAAATAGAAGATATTGCAGACCCAGATAAACGCAGCGAAGTTACTAAGCTTTTGGGTGATTTAGAAAAAGCTGTTGCTGATGTACAAAAGGCAATTGCTGAAGGTGCTTGGGGAGATGTACAAAGCAAGATCAGTAAAATGTTAGACTTAGCATATAAAACGTTATCTGAAACAGATAAAAAACGGTTGCAAGAGTTTGGTGACTTAGTTAAGAGCATAGATAATATGTTTATTCAATATGGTGATGATTTTATTAAAATTATGAAAAACATGTTGCATATAAGAGTAGGTGGAGCCGAGACTGTTCGTGCAGTATTGTACATGACAGCCTTAAAGGCTCCAGAGGCTGTTAAAGATTTATTAGATAAATTTGTTAATGGTCAAAAAGCTGTTTTATCTGCTATAGAAGATATGCGTAGTACTGTTGAAGAACAAGAAAATCAGATGGTTAATGATGTGTTGAAAGAATTATTAGGAATTTCTGTTGAGATAGAAGAAATTCCTTCGGTGGAAGCGACAGAATGGCAAGCAATAGCAGAGTTTGCCATGCAGAATTTATCTGCTGAGGTATTGAAACAACTAAAGGAATTATTAGGAATTCAAGAAGATAATATAAAAGCTCTTGCACTTGGATTACAGCAGGGATATGAAGAAGGATTAAGTATAGTCAAAGATTTAGTGAGAGTATATTATTCATCTAAAGCAGTAGAGGCTTCAAAGAAGCTATTAGGTAGCCTTATTCGAAAGTATTTTGGACAGGAAGATATTTTACAAAGTTTAGCGTTAGAAGCAGGATTAACTCCACAAGATGAACTTAAGAAAGCTATGGATGATTTTATAAATCAATTTGAAGATTTGTACAATGAAGGAAATGAAGTAGTAATAAAATATGTAAATGATGCTAAAGCCATGTATGATGAATTACAGCGTATGATTCAAGCGGGTGAGATACAAGGAGAAGAATTAGATAAGAGTATTAAAGGTTTTATAGGTTTCTTGCAATTACTTACTTTCGCATTACAAAGATCAACAGGGAAAGTATCAGCAGAAGAAACCACATCTGCATATAGAGATACATGGCAAAGATGGCAAGATCAAGTACAGAATGTATTAAATGAGCAGATTAACTTTGCACAGATATTTGTTGAACAGATATTAGAAACTGGTTTTGATTTAGAAGAATTTGTAGAAGAATTAGGTACTACTCAAGAAGATTTGTTAAAGGTTTTGCAAGCACAGGGTTATGCCAAACCTGATGAAACGTTATTAGGTGCTCTTAGAAGACAGGTACAAGAAGGTAATCAAGATATTATAGATTTTATATTAGGTAATATATTAAAACCTACGATAAATCGTTTATTAGGTGATGTTATTAAAGTATTACATGAAAGTGGAACAGATATTCTTGCTGAATTAATTGCTGGCATGTCCAGAGAAGAATTTGATAAAGAGCTTGAGGATGCACGACGACGTGCAGAAGCGTTGATGGAGAAAAACAAAGTATTATCCATGGCGATACTTAGAAGTTTAGATGATATTGAGGCGGAAGCAAATAAAGTAGGAGGTAATTTTGCAGCCGCAGCATTATCTTTGATAAAAATTACATCTATATTGGATATAATATATAATGTGGAAAATGATCTCTTAAATGATATAAGAAATCGTTTAGAACAAACACGGAATCAATTACAGATAGAGGTAGATTATTTATCTCAAGGTTTTGATCAGATAAGTTTTACTACACAGGATATAGTAACTTTAATAGACACTTATGGAGAAGATTTCAAAGAATGGATACGCAAATTAGCTGAGAAGCATGAGATAGTAGTTACAGATATTGTAGAAACAGCCAAAGTATTAGCTCAAGAAGATGCTTCAGTAGCACAAGAAATGGAAGAGCTCTTAGAACCGATATGGCGAAGAGAATTCTTGAAATCGTTACAAGAAGTATATGCTGAGCACGGATTAGAACTTCCGACAGAAATAGATTCTGTTAAAAGAGATATTAATAGCCAGCTTAATGAAATTCGAGATATGTTATCTGATATGTCTGAGCAGGATAAGAAGAGTTTTGAGCAAGAGCTTGAGGCTTTGCAAGATGAGTATATTCGATTAGAAAGTATTGTTTCCACGAGAGAACGATTGTTCCAGCTAAAAGAGTTTAGCGATCATTTATCTAATAATGTTTTACCACGAGCACGGGAAGCTAAAAATAATTGGAATGATGTGTTGAACAAGCAGAAGCAATTACAAAATTCTGTTGATCAGAAATTACAAGACTTAGAATCTATTAAACTTAACATTGAAGAAATATTTAATATCCCATTGAATATTACAGATAAAGTTATAGAAGAAGTTAGAAATCTATTCACTCCAGAAGAATGGGAAGCTGTTTGGGGTGAGATAGCCTCTTATAAAGATTTAGATGTAGCTAAATTGCAGAAATTAGCTGAAGTTGATCCCAAGGCAAAGGAAATGTTGAAGAATATAATTAAGAAACAAGCAAAAGAACAGGTTCAAGCAGATTTAGAAGCTCTTGCTAAAAGTATTTCAGATGAAGGCAAACGTGCTTTAGCTGAGGCTTTTGGTATAGATACGTTAGACGTATTAAAGGTCAAACTTCAGCGTTATAGAGAAGAATATGAACGATTATTGCCCCCAGAATCGAAACGTCGAGCTGATTATGGTAAGATTTTACAACATTGGTTCGACAAGATGGAAGAAGCTATAAAGGAAGATCAGCTTGCAGTTGCTCAAGAGTATGCTGCTATGATAGAGGAGTTTTTACAGTTTGTACGAAGTGAAAGTGAGGATACAGCCGATGAAATTCGAAGTGTTGATTATACACAAATCAGAGAAAATTATGAGAAGATTAGTAATGCTATAAGTAATGCTTTAGATTTATTACGTACAGCATTACAGAAAGGATATGACTTTATCATAGAAAAATTTGGTAATGATATTACTAATTTAATTAACGGGTTCAAATCTGGTGTTTCTCAAGGATATATGAATTTAATGGATCAAATAACTGAAACTGTTGAGACGGCGATAACTAAGGAAACCACAGCAACTCTCAGTGAGAGACTTGTTACTGAGTCGGGGCAAAAAGCAATTGCTTTAGCGCAGAAGCGTATAGAATCCTTGCTTTATGCTATAAATCTTTCTTATACTACTACATTAAAGGAAATGAATGCTTTAGCGCAGCATATAGAAGATTTACAAAATGCATTAACCAGTGCTTCTGATTCTGATCGTGAACGTATTAAAGCTGAGATAGAGCAGGCACAAGTACAATATAAAGCTCTTGACATTGAAGTAAAAACATTAGATAAAGTTTATACTGAACTACTTGCACTTGCAAAAGGAGAGATTAAGAGTATAGATGATCTCAGTCAGGAAACAAAAGCATTCCTGATAGAGTATGGTACACGTTTACGAGATGTTCTTCGTATTGAACGTTTTGAAGAAGCATACATAAACCTGAAGAATGCTTTGAAGACTGGGTTATATACTACATTGAATAATTTCTTAGATGATTTACGAAGAGCGTTTGCTGATGTACGGGATGAAATGGATATAGACGATTTGGTACAAGAGCAATTATCTCAGATTCCTCGAAGTGAGCTTCCATTGATAATAACTAAATTAAGTGATGTAGTACAAAGTGCATCCAGTGATGTTGTCAGTCAATTAGTAGATCAATATACATCTGATTTAGATAAGTTACTTAGTTTAGCGCAGGTAAGAGGTAAGTTAACAGAAGGAGATGTACGTGAGACTTTAACCAACGTTTGGGAGGCATGGAGAACTGCTTTCAGTGGTATTCTATCAACGGATACATTAAATCAGATTAAGAAATATATTGATAGGTTTATTGCAGAAGGTCAATTTGATGTAATTTCCTTAGGAACTTTTGTTACTACATTACGTGGATATGTGTACACTGAATTAGAGACTTGGATACAGAATAATTTTGAAGCTATTAGAAAAGCATTAGAAACTGGAGATGTAAGTCAACTTACAGACGAACAGAAGAAGTTCTTGTTAGTATTGTTTGATGTATATGGAACAAAGATCAAGGATTGGGTATCAGAAACACAAGATGCTATTGAAGGGATTAATTTCCGAGGAATTTTTGATCCAGAAACATTATTTGGTACACTTGAGAATACAGTTGGACAAATTAACATGGATTTTGTGCAATGGTTACGTGATTTTCAGACTGATCGAACTTCTAAGATAGATTACATTATGGAATCACTTTCTGATGCAATAGATGTTATGTATGTGCAGTTATCCAGAGATATAATAGACATTCAGAAAAAATATGGTGAAGGTACACAGGAATGGATAGATGCATTACAATCATTGAGCGAGAAATATGGTGTAGAAATTTTAGACCCACAAACAAAGAAGATAAAAGAACTATCTAAAGCAGAATTTGTAGCAGTAATACGTGCTCATGTAGAAGAATTATTAGAAATTCTCAGCAGAGAAGGAGAGATTACAGAAGCACAATTAACTGAAATGGGTTCGTGGGTAATTCCTCTTTTGAAATTATTACAAGCGATTTTTGGAGACTTAGCTGAAGCCAGTCAAGATATTGCAGAAATGTTGAAAGATTTAGATTTTGATAGATTTATATCGAGATTACGTACAGTTGCATTTGATGTTCAGGATATGAAACAGGAATTAGAGCAGATATTTGCAGAAACAGATGAAGCTAAATTATCAGATATAATTGGCGAATATGCAAACACTGCAATAGAGGTTTTAGCTATTGAGATTATGGATAGAGTACAGGATTTACGTGAACGTTATAGTAAAGATACTACTAAATTCAAGCAAGAATTGGCTCGCTTGTCTCAGGAATATGGTATTGATTTAGTAACATGGCTTGAGACATATGGTGCAGATCAAGCTGCACTTCAGAATGAGCTGAGAAGCCGATTTGATACTGAATGGGCTACTTTAAGAACATTACTTGAACAAGGAAATAAGCAAGCTATAATAAGTTATTTAATGGAGCATCAAGAGTTTGCTCAATTTATTATAGACGCATATCAACGGAATAAAGAACAGATAAATGAAGCCGAACGTGAGTTACAAGAACAACAACAAGCTATTAGAAATGCTTTTACTGGATTTCTTGATTCTCTTACTGACTTTCTTACTACATTAGGTAATACGTTCCCGTCCATGCAAGATGCTACCAGTAAAATCGTACAAGCAATTAACATTATTTCCAATACAGCAACACGGATGATGGAACTTCAAGCTGCTGCACAAACTGCTTTAGCTTCACAAACTTTAATAGGAACAGTGGCAGGTAGCTTAGGCTGGGTTGGAGTCGGATTATTATTCATTGGTGGATTAATGCAGATATTTAATCTATTTAATCAATCACAGGAGCAAGAAACAGAAGCAATACAGAATCACTTAAGTGCATTAGAACGAAATACAGTAGCATTAGAAGCATTAACAGATATCTTATCCCGTATGCGTGCTACATTATACAATGCTCCAAGTGAATTTGGATACGCTTTTGTGCCAGCATCAGCTATGACGCCCGCTATAGCTCCAGCAGGAGTTCCAGCGTCAGTAACTGTTACAGTAAATGTGAACGGGCAAGGAGGAATTCCAGATTCTGATATTGATAAAATTGCCAGAGCTGTTGAGAATTCTGTAAGACGAGTGTATTGATCGTGTGGGAGGTAAATATGTACATAACTGATATCTTTCAATCACGAAAGTACAGAGCAGTTTTACGAGCATATACATTTATGACTGATGATGGTCGAATTTGGACTATGCCATCTCCTTTTGCTATGCCGAGTGTGGAATCGACAACTATAAAGAATGCATTACGTTTAGTGCAATTTGATTCTGTTACGGCTTTTTATAATAATATTGTGGAAGTATCTATAACAGCCAGCAGAGATGCAGCAACATCGATTATGCTTCGTATGCCATATGAGAGTAATGCATCAAAATATGGTACTGGAACACATGCCACACAAGAGTTACAGGTATTAAGACCACAAACATTTGTGGATGGGGACAAATATTTCATTACGCCGTCTTTGTTCAAGGGATCATATTTATATCGTTTAGATATAGTTCCACGAAATGCTGTTGATTGGTCTGCATCTGAAGCATCTATACGACAGACAATAAATTCGTTATCAGATAAAGAGACTTACTTCATGTATTTAACAGATTCTACAGTTACCAGAACTACTACTGAGAAATATATGGATTTGAATTTTGTTGATACATCATATTTATTTCAGACAAATATGAATATATCTTATCCTGAACAGACAATGTACGAAAAGTTATTCAAAACAGGAAAAGATGCAGAACTGTTAAGTCTGTTACAATCTAATGGGGTATATCCCTCTGTATGGGATGGTTGGACATTACCAAATTTACTTTTAGCATTGATGCATTATGCGGGAATGTTACCCCCAGATTGGGAATCTGTAAGTGTTATAAACAAGACAGGATATGTTGAATATAAGGTATATTGGGATAGTTATGAAGCAGTTGTATTACGATTATATGGTGAATTGAATTCCTTGCGTTTACCTTATTCACCTGAATATCCTAATCCAGATGAAACTTTATCTGATGGATATTATTTTAAGACAAATCCATATGATACCATTTCGAATATGCTTGAAAATTTAATGCAGACTTTAGGAGTTAATTGGCGAATTGATCCAGCTACAGGCATTTTGCAGGTATTCTTTGATTCTAATAATATTGTACATGAAGGAACATTATCTGAATCTTTAATGTCATCTTTTGGATATAATTATAATGATGCTAATTTACGAAATGCAGTGACTGTATTAGGTCAAGAATATGGTGCAGGTAAGATGTATTCAGCATATGTTCAAAATAATACATCTATAAGACATTTCGGGCGCAGGCACATGGTATTTCAGCATCCACTTATATTATCTGATTCGCAAGCTGAAGCTGTTGCCTCTAATATATTGAATCAATATGCTTTTAATGTAGGTAGTCTTAATATTGATACATTATATGCTTTTAGATTAAATCCGTATAATAGATTAAATGTAAAATTATCCGATGATAATATAACTATGGGAACTGGTTCTACTCCATTATTAGAAGTTGATAGTGTATCCAAGAATATAGACTGGTTAGGAAAAGGTACTTCGCGTTTATCGTTAATTAACATCGTGAAAAAGGTATATATTCCATTAGAAGAGTTGTTTGGTGGACGAGAAATTCAGATAGATGATTTAAGTAAGTTTACGTTTACTTGGAATTCTCCATTACTTTCAACTGATATAAAATCATTATTGACAACAAACATTGTTAGAGTGCCAGTAGGGCGTAAAGTCAGAGTGGCATGGAGACAGTCAAAAACTTATACACTAACTGTATATGGTTATGATGGAAATATTACTTGGTTTCCTATAGCAACAAAAGGATTTCAACAGATAGATACACCAGGGTATAAAGTCATAGAGAAAGATGTTGATGATCTTTATGATCCTGATGAGGATACATGGACAGGATTTAGTAATGCAGCAGATATAGAAAGCGAATTTTCTGCATTATGTAGTGCAGATGGGACAGGAACTCATACACCGATAAAATATTTACAGGTGTCAAAAAACACTTTATATTCTGAAGGTGTTTTCAATTATACTATATCATTAAATTATGCTTTAACTTATTCAAGTATTTCTGATAGATTGAAAAGACCTATTTTAGCTTTTGTAGCTATACCTTTATTGAACTTTGAGATCAGTGATGGACAGTTAATATATGATATGCGTTCATTGCCCAATGATTCGTATCGATATGCATTGTTACAAGAAGTTGTATTCAAATTAGATTTCTGGAAGAAGAATCTTGATAAAGCACCTGTAAATTTGACAGAATTACCATTTTCAGAATGGGCTGGAGTGAATTTGGATGTAGAATCTCCTGTATCGTTCAAAGCTAACACTTGGTTCTCATGTCAAGGAGTTTTTAATGATCAGCAAACAGTTGCATTTAATTTATTGTGTGAGAAGAGTGGTAATGATGCTTTATTGATTTCTCGGAAGTTTTTATTAGTAGCCTTTATCCAGGCTTGGGATTCAAATATAAAACAATATCGTTGGGTTCCTATTGGTGATTATATTCTTATAGATGTACCTCCACCTTCAAAAGGTTTAACTCTGTATTGGGATGGGGATCAGTTTAAGCTAAGTGTATTTGAAAATGTATCGTTTTTTGGAAATGATAATAGATTTCAGATTTTAAGTGATTCTTCACACAGTACTTTAACTGCTGAAGGAAGCTATGTTTATAATTATATAAAAGATAACTGTATTATTGATATGGATCAATGGAAGGTAATAGATAGTGAAACTTTGGGTAGGAATGTATTTGATTATAAATTAAAGTATATAACTGATATACCTTACAGATTGTCTATGTTAGTACTCAAGTATAAGTATGAAGGTTCTTTATGGTGGACATATAGAGCTCTAAACTGGAAATACAATAGATTAGAACTTGTACGGTTGGATTTAAGTCCAACACAAGATTATAAAAGTATTGAGGTAACATTGGAAGATTTGGATTATAATAGCTTTGCTGAATTAAGCAGTACAGAACCCAATGTTTTTACATTAACTTTTGTAGCTTCTCCATTTCAATATTATGACGCACATTTTTATCTTGACAATGGTTATTGTTTAATGCAACGATCAGCAGTAACGCACGGTTCTGAACCTTCAGAAGATACGAATACGTATCCAACATATTTTTGGGTTAAAGATGCAATTATTTCTGATAGTAGAGAACATGTTGCGGGTGTTACAGGATTTAATTTTAACTGAGGTGATAAAGCGTGTCTGAACGCTTAGTAAATTTATTTCGACAATTGATTCAAAATGAAGTTTTGCGACAACGATTTGAGAACATACTTATAAATGTTGCAGCAACTCCCATAGGAAGTACTACAATTATGACGACTGATGCTCAATTACCAGAGATCACGATAGAGGAAACTGAGACAGCGTATACTGTATCAGTACAGGCGGGTAGATTTGGTGGTATAGAATGGGTTAATAGTGCAGTATACATAGATAAGATGGACATAAAGCAAGAATTTGTTCTCATAGGTAAAGATACGGTATCTCTTATTCCAATAGAAAATGCTAATAATATTAAAGGTATAATATTAGCATACATATATGTACCTCCCAATCCAGAAGGATATATGTTTGGGTTAGATAAAGAAAGCTCGTCATTACAGGTTTTACGTGGATTTGGTGCTTGGAGCATGCTTGCTTTGAGGCAATATCCTGAATGGTTACCTATTAATAGCGTTGATGCAGGTACGATAACAGGAGAGCTCACACTGGATGATGGGCTTACTGTTACTAACAGTGATGGAAGTGTAAGACTCACATCTACAGGATTAGAAATATATGGTATATGGGATAAGACTATTACTACAGACACGCCTGAACCTAAGTTATTAGCACAGCTTGTAGGTGGAGGATTGTATTTTTACAATGCAGATGGAGATGTTTTGAGTTCGTATCGTGCTGATGGTGCGTTAATTGCTGGTTGGGTTATTGAGCCATTGCGTTTATATTCAGGAAATATTGAATTAAGTGCTTTAGGTGAGATTAAAACTCTTGATTATCTTGAAAGTGTACAGGGATGGAAGATTGCAGGTGATGGTTCTGCTGAATTTAATGATATTGTGGCACGAGGACATATAGAAGCGAGCAGTGGTCAAATAGGCGGCTGGGATATAAGTTTATCTCAGCTTAGTAGTGGTAATATAATAATTGATTCTGTAGGGGAAATTCGAAGTGCAGATTATGAGCAAGATACATCTGGCTGGAAGATTGCGGGTGATGGTACTGCTGAGTTTAATGATATTAAAGTTCGAGGGGAAGTAGATGCAACCACAGGTACTGTTGGTGGATGGGAAATTACTTCTACATCGTTACGTAGTGGTACTGATATTGTGTTAGATGCGGCTAATAAGCAAATTAAAATTAATAATGGGCAGGTTTTATTGGGGCAAGACGTAGTATCAGATGCTGCAGGCTTGAAAATTGATGAACATAATTATTTCTATTATGCAAAGACATCAAGCACGGGTATGTTTCGAGCTGGATCGACATCAAATTACATTTTATTTGATGGTTCAGATGTTACTGTGAAGGGTAATATAACTGCAGATGGAGGTTCTATTGCTGGTTGGACGATAACGTCTTCTGAACTTAAATCACCAAATAATGGATTGTTTTTAAAGTCTGTGGATAATAGGTTAGAAATTCAAAGTGCTGGTACAATAAAACTTGCTGTGGGATATTTAGGTGGTGTTGGAGGACATGATGCATCAGAATTTGGTATTTGGGTAGGAGCTCCAAATGCTTTATACATAGAAGCTCCCCCAGATGAAGAAGTTATTCAACAGATTAGTGGTGATTGGATTGTACAAAATGATGCAGATATTATATTGAAAAATGGATCAGGACAGGAGATTCTTCGTATTGGAACTGAAGGTGCTGATCTTGGATTATTTATCAAAGATGGTGCGTCAGGAGATTTATTTGTAAAATACACACATCAAGATGTTGAGTTTTATGACATAAGTACAGGCACACCTACTGTTCAGATTAATTCAGATGGTTCGGGGTTTTTAGCTCAAGGAAAAATTTCCTGGGATACAGAAGGAAATTTAACAATAGATGCAGAAATAGAAGCAACAGTTGCTGAATTAGGTGGCTGGGATATTACAGACACGGCAATACAAAAAGTGAATCCAGATGGTACGGGTATAATTATAAGTTCAGTGGGTTATATAGAATCTGCTGATTACATGTATGGTACGCATGGCTGGCGTTTAGCTGAAGACGGTACTGCTGAATTTAGAGATGTTTGGGTACGAGGTCATATAGAGGCTGATACAGGTTATATAGGTGATTGGGATATTTCTGATGGAAAATTAGTAAGTGGAGCGATGACTTTAGACGCTGATACAAAACAAATCACTGTTGAAGGAGCATCTCGCACTGTTAAGTTTGGGTATAATGTAGCGTCAGGACAGCACGGTTTATATATTGATGCATCTAACTATTTTGTATGGGATGATAATGTATCTCAAGGCAAGTTTAGAGTAGGTACAGGTACGCAATATTTACAGTTCGATGGTACAAATTTAGAAGTATCAGGTAATATTACAGCAAAAAGTGGAACAATAGGTGGATGGTTAATAAGTGATAATACAATATCAGCAGGGGGTATAACATTAGATGCCATAAATGGTACTATATATGCTAATGATTTTCAATTCAAGGAAGGTTCTGTGGTTATTGGTGATGGTGAAAATAGTTATCTTAGTTGGGATGGGGTGAATCTTCATGTGTTTGGGAATTTGGTTGTAGGTGTTGATAGTAATGTAATTCGTTTTGATGATTCTGTAATAGAATTAAGTGATTTTATGCATTATTTTCAATCATCCTCAAGTGGGGGTATTTGTAAATGTCATGGTATAATTTATAAACACGAAGATCCTGATAGTATGAATTTAAGTTCAGAAACAGCATCTTTAGCTCATTGGCGTTATGATACGTTGTATAACGATAATGCTGTTATAAGACATGTATATTGGGCTTTAGAAAATAGAGTGATAACAGAACAGATACCTTTTTATAGTGACCAGAGTCTTAAAAGCAATTTACAAGAAGGCGGTTATATTGTAGGGGATGTTTCTCGGTCTTTTGATGATGATCATATTTCACGTACAAGTTGGACTTTGCATATTCATCAAGAAAGAAGTACTGGGGGTCCTCTGAGAGGAGAACGAAGATTTGTAGTATCAGGTTTACATATAGCAGATGTTTGGGAAATTTATCATGATGCAATGGAAGCCAGCGCATCGTTAGAATTTGATGTTGTAGAAGATTATAACGGTATTTTTGAGTTTAAGAGAGCACCTATTAGTGTACTTTTAAGTAATCCTATATTAGGATATCCTGAGGGCACTATGTTTGTATACAAATCTTATTTATACTATAAGGATGCATATGGCACATGGAGAAAGGTAACAGGTGAAACTGTATCTGCGTTTTAATAGACATTTGACAGACGTATCAAAAAGAAGATAACCAGTAGTTACAAGGGGGTGATAAGATGGATTTTGAGCGTCGTTTGAATAAGGCATTGGTGGGCTTGGAAGAAGGTATTTCGTACTTATTGCGAGGATTTCTTCAAGATGTTGTAGGAGTATTAAATGAGATGATGGCAGAAAGGCAACAATTAAAGGATAAAATCAGTTCTTTAGAGAAATCATCTGATTCAGATGAAGATTAATGAGTTTATTATGGAGGTGAATTAAATGGCTTTGAATCTTTATGCAGATTCTGGAAAAACCCGTCCCTTGCGCATTGAATTAGGCTCTTTAGATGGTGATGGTGCAGCAACAACATTTAATGTTACTGAGTTTCCTGAGGAGTTAAGGCGTTATAGTGCTACATATCCATATGGACAAAAGAAAAGTCAAGCATGGACAGGAGACGGTACAACTACAACATTTACTGTTACTGATTTTAATATAGCTGAACTTACAGCAGTTTATGTTGATGGAACACTTCAGACAGGCGAGGGTACGGATTATTCTGTATCAGGTAATGATATAGTATTTGTATCTGCTCCTGCGAATGGGGCAAAGATAGTAGCTACTGCAGGATGGACTTGTGATGGTTCTACGGTAACCTTATCCAGTGCTCCTCCATCTGGCGAGAAGTGGGTAGCATTTAGTGCAGGAGAACGAATCTTTGAAAGTTATACATTCTTATCCAATTCTGTAGATGTAAATGATCGTACACGTACACAACAGATTTGGGTTGAAGCATCTGGTTATAATTATGATTCCATTCAAGTAGCTATGTATGATTATTTCTTTGGAGACGGTGCTGATCTTACATGGCATTCTCTATCTACGGATGGATCGGCGTATCAAACTGTAGCAGAGGCGTTTACAGGGGATGGTACAACCACAACATTTACATTGACAGCATTTTCTGGTACAGCTTTGTTCGCTGTATATGTTGATGGAACACTTCAGACAAGTGGCACAGATTATACAGTATCTGGTGATGATATAGTATTTTCATCTGCTCCTGCGGATGGAGCTTCAATCCTTGCAGTTTCTTATATTGATCTGGGTAATTTGTCAGATGGTAATATGACATCTTTCTATGTAAAAGCGGTTGTTCCTCAAAACACTCCTGTGCAGAATTATCGTGACTTGGCTGTAGTTACGAAAGCTATAGAGAAAGCCACTACGCCTTGAGGTTGAGGGGTTAAATCCCTCAACCTCTTCGGTTTTGGAGGGATGTAAATGATATCAATATCTTTTCCTACCAACGGAAGCTGGCAGTTAGGAAAATTTGTTAATACCGAAGAAGATGTTAATGGATATATTACTTTGAAATATATTGAGATAACTAATAATACAGGTCAAGATTTGAGTGGAAAGCCCTTCTTTATTGAATTTATAGGGCCAGATTTTGATGCTTTGAAGTGGGAGTTTACGCCTTTATCAGTTTTGCAATTTGATAGAGATTATATAACTATAGTTTTGGCGGATGGTACAGCTAAGAGCACTTATATTTTAGATGAAGTAGCTGATGTATTATATGTAGTGGCCCCCCCTCGTATTGATGGTTATGACATACAATATTCTGTTGATGGAACAAATTATGATTTTTACGCATCTGTACCAGAAGGGTCATATAAATTAATACCTGTTAACCAAGATGGTATTGTTGGACGACATATATATTTTACGGATCAATATGGTAATATCTTGAAGTTTTGGCGTATAGCCTTTGATTATCCAAAAAAATATACAGCTTATGTTATTCAGTTAAAAACAATTGATGATGTTCCTATTTTGTTTCCTAACAATTCTACAATAAAAATATATATTATGACTAATGCTCCCAGTTCATATGCACAAGATTTATCATATCCACCTTTTGTAATTATACACCCTCAAATTCCAGGATATATTACGGGGCTTGATCCTGATACGATAACTGTGACTACTAGTAATATAATAGCAACTGATACCTATTTGACTGGAGTTGATAGTGCACCACAATTATGTATAGAAGGGGAGTATGTTCGTTTTTATAATTATGAAGATAATCCTCGGTCATCTGCATTTGGCTATTTAGAATATTATCATGAAGCAGATTATAATGGCAGGGCTTTTTTTCCAATATGGGTTACGGATTTAGAGATATTAGATACTACAGGATGGACAACATCAAGTACATTTATACAGTTAGGTCATATAGCTTATGATTGTACTGGTGATTATAAAATAACGGACCTATTATCTTACTTTCATATGGATTCTAATACATCAAACGAGTATTATGGTTTATATGTTAAAGCCCCAGTGGTTATTGGGGGTACACTTGAAGCAAAAAAACTTTTTGCACCATTATTAGAACAACGATTTATAAGCTCATTTACTTCTTGGGTAGAAAAAGATCAGTATATACAACCTGTATATGGATATATAAAAGGATTAACGGGTATATCTGAATATGATTCGGGGCATAAGTGGGACGCGTATGCTTGTTCGACTACTAGTTGTGAATATTTCAAATTATATCTAAATAATGGAGTTAAAGTATATCGAATTATGGGAATAGGATTTATTCCAGAAATAATGAATTTAGTAACAGGGGATGATACTGCTGAAAAAGCGGATAAAATAGTGCGCTTCTATGATATACCGCGTAATTTCACTACAGGCACTGCTGGATACTGGCTTTCACCTATTATAGATTTAGGGATGCAGCCTCCTGATTTTAGTATATCTTGGGTAGCAGACGAAACTTACGGACGTATAGATACAGATAATATTGATCCAAAAGAAATTGAATGGCGTTATTCTATTTATCCCCCAGCTGGAACGGCAACAGGAACTATTACCGACTCAGATGGGGTTGAGCATGCTTACTGGGACCCCGAAGCAACCTGGGATACTGCATCTGAATGGCAAAAAATTGAATCCAATGAACAATTACCTCCATACAGATATGCTCAATTTCGAATTTCTTTGTTAGCTGATTAGTAGGGGGTTTTCATGGCTGAGGTTGTTTATTATTACGGAGCACAGGTAAATAACAACAAAGTTCCTGTTTCTGTTAAATTAAAGTCGTTTACAATGTCATTTCAACCGACTTTAGAGAGTCAATTACCTGAGATGCAAAGTCCGATATTGCAAACTTTTACATTATCATTTCAAGCAACCTTAGAAGAACAGCCTGCAGTACAAAGTCCAATATTACAATCATTTACAGTATCTTTTGATACTGCTTTACCTGATTTTACTGTACCATCTCCAAAATTACAATCGGTTTCATTATCTGCAGATGCATCTTATTATAGTATTATACATAGTAATGTAAACTATGTAGGTAATAAAAGACAACCTCAGATTGATACAGTGCATATAATACATAAAGTATGGTATAAACCAGTAATTCAAAGTCTTATTTTAGGTGTACCTGTATCAGATTTTATAGGATTGAATGTTAGTGGAGGAATACCAAAAGATTATAGCATATGGACAGAAGTTCTTAATAAGCACATAAGAGCAGTTAATGCATCAGATAGTTATATAACGCATTCTTTCAAGCAGAATTATATAAGCAACAACCTTTCAACAGAGTACATTACAGATAGTCAATTTGGTAGTAATGTGGTCAGTGCACGACCATCATTATCGCAATTTCATACAACACAATATATTGGTTATATTGTTCAAAGTCAATTTGGGACTTTGAACAAATCAATTTTTGATTATTCAAGTTTAGGAAGCACATTATTGACTTTAGGATTTGGTTATAAGTTCAACTTTGTTAATGTATTTACTCGCTCAGAGATACATCATGTTTATAGTTTACATCCTGAATATATTCTTAGAAATGTTGATTATAGACGGCTGATTAGTAGCACACATTCACCAGGTATTACTGTTGGTGATATGTATACAGTTCAAACATATTTATGGACAACTTATTTACGAGTTCATACATCTGTGGATATACCTGTTGATGATGTTTCATTTGACGTATATACTCAGTATACTATTGCAGATATAAGTGCAGGAAATTCTACCATATCTGTACCATATACAGTATTTTATGATATTGGAGATTCAATCATAATCACAGATGGAACGAATTATTATAAGCGTACGATAACAGATGTTACAGATACAGCAATCATTGTAGATACGTCTATTTCTCAAGACATTGTTAATGCGCGTATTTATAAGAAAGCAAAAATGAATCGAGCTTATATATTATATGAAACTTATACACCTACTTTGGATCATTATATTCTTATTAAAGGATCGCATGATTGTACTTTAACTGTTAGTACTCCAACAACATTTATGAATGTAGATGTTACTGCTGATACATATAAGGAAATTCAATTAACATATTCTACTGAATCTATTGTAATGCCTGAAACAGCTCAAAATAGAATAATAGTAAAATTTGGTAGTGTAACGCAAGATTACATTGTACAATTCATTAAGTTAAAAGCAGAGCCGTTAATACGCCCAACAAATGCATCTGCAATAGAGCATGCAGTTTCATGGTTCAATAATATGTTCAGTGATGAAACTGATATTCTTTATGAGTGGATACGAGGTATGTCCTTTACTATTGAGTCTCAATGTGTTAATAAATTGATATATTATGTTCCTGAAAGCGAT